CACATGGCTCATATGTGCACCACAAGCCGTCGCTACTGAATCAACCTAATACGTACGTTAGCAAGGGTTCTAAACATCCGCAACCGTTCACTGGACACTAAGTTACTACCTTCCCAGTATAGCAGAGCAGCGCTCGTCAGCGCCAGCCCCCCTCTCCCTCGGAATGGACAGCCGGATGGCCCCCTGCCCTTTCTGGGCTTCATTTTAAGAGAAAAAGGAAATTGCCATACGTAATGGCATTGGATAATTGCATCACCCAATACGTATGGGGGCATGTAATGATATGGATAATGTTGTCAACAATGACACAGGGATACAGACATGCTCTTTACGCTAAGGAGCGTCAGAGAGAGGGCGCCAAGATCTGTTATTGCATGTATGCATACCTGACAACATACGGCCCACAATAATGGGGCAATCAGATGAATGCCCCAAATATTGCCCTACGTGTTATGGACGAGACAGCAACACACGCGAATCGAACACGGCACGTATTGATGCGTGCAATGACATTGCGAACTGTTGCCAATCATCATCGTTGAATTCCCACATCATGTCCATGGTCGATGAGTGAAAATCCACATGTTGAATTGAACTCTGAGACGCGTCGGCGTCAACGCGTTCCATGATGTGATACACCTCAACCAATTCCTCGTCGCCATTCATGAGGTGATCCAACGCAATACGCGCGGCGTATATTTCCATTGCCGATGTAATACACCTCGCGCATAGGTTGCCGTATTCGTGCTGAAAATCATCCCCTGGGTTTTTGTTACATGCGCTGCAATCGATCATCGTGCGCCTCCTTGTCGTTGTGTCCATGCACCACATCGTATATCCGAGTGTGTCAGGTGTCAACCGTTTTTGCGCACGTACACGTCGACCCTCGGGCGATTGCCCTTCCACCCGTAATTGATCCAAAATTCGTCCTCCAATGTGCCCTTGGGCAATACGACAGTGCATGGCGCATTGCATTGTCGCCGTGTATCAGGTGTCGCCTGTGCGTCAACAATGACCGCTCCAACGATCAATACCCCAATGATAATCCCCAGGAACATTGCCCCAATCAAATCGGTGATTTTATACGTCATGGAAAATTACACCCCTTTCACGTTCGGTTACCTGAATGATGCGCCCACCTGGGTCGTAATCCTGCGCCAATGCCACCGACGCGATTACACGTGCGTCCGAATCGTCACGACCGATCACGTCGATCTCTTCAACCGCCGAATTCCCTGCCGAACCATCGCCCCAATTGAACCTGACAAACGCCGTAAAATATCGCTCGGGTTCATTGGGCGAACATTTCTCCGCACGTTTGTACGCGCCTGACCGTTCGTCGCGTGCCAATTCAAGCGTCATGTTGTTCCCTCCATTCGATGATACGTTCGGCAATTGTTTATCGGGTGTTTGCGTTCCGTGTCGTCGTGTCTGAAAACACGAATGGGGGTGTCGTGTTGACCACCCCCAATTCGTTGTCCCTACGCGCTCGCCTTCGTCGTGCGACGCCGATTCGTGCGCGCCTTCGCCTGAGGTGTGCGCTCGATGCGCCCCTTACGTGCGATGCGCACCTTCGCCGTTGCCATCGCCCTGTTGAACTTCGCGCGACCCTTCTCGTCAAGGTCACCAACACGTGCAACACCCGACGCCTTCAACGCGGCGTGATATGCCTTGTTGTACGCGCTCTCGCCCGCCTTCGACCAGGGCGACAACCCATCCTTCTGTGACTTGTCCCGATAGAAGAATTCGGGCGTCGCGGGCATTGCCTCACCCGTGAACGTGCAAACCTTTGTGACCTGTGCCTTGCGTGCCATTGCCGATCCTTTCGTCGTGCAATGAACATCGTGTCCATTGCGTTGATTCAATATACATCCGAATCACCCAACGTTTGTAAACTGTTTGTATGGATAAAATCCGAACGTATGATCGCCGTTGTCGCATTTGCAAACATTGTCGATTACGTCAACGTACGCGCGTGTGCAATAAACACCGTGATCTTCTCCAACAAATATGCACGTTCTTTCGGGGCACGATACGCAGTACGATGACGCGGCGATGTTACGTCGTCGTATACATCGGCAATTTGCGTATCATTTGCCAAAACATTGTGCGCAATTTCGCGCCCAACATCACCCAGTGTGCCCCACAATTCCAACAACCGAATTACGTCAGACATTTCGCGTGCCATTAGATTCTCCATTCGTCGTTGTTTTTACATGCGACAACGACAACGGCGAACATACGTTTGGATTTTCAAGGTTCGGGGTCGAACACGTCATTATTGCATTTCTCCGCCGATTTGTCCATTCAGATTACTTATCGCCTTAGTCGCCGACCCTGTGCGTGCTCAACAATTGTCCGATCAACCATACCCACGATTGTTCTTGCGAGTTGTGCAGATTACCACGTACCATTGCAACATGGATAATTTGACACACCCTCCCATCGCACAGATTTGTAAGGCTCAGCCATACAAGCAGGCGGCCGTTAGCCTTACACCAGGGTCGGGGACAGCCTCACAGGAAAATCTCCAGTGGCCTAACAGAGAATCAGAGAACAGCCTGACACCCCTTGTAAAGCCGGCCTGACAGGGTCTGAAAAACCCCATATTAGAAGGGTTTGGCTCTGAGCTTCTGAGGGGAAAAAATTTCTGGGGGTTATTAGGTTTATTTTGCTCTGAGCTTCTGGACCCAGAAATTTACCGCAAAAAGAAAGACCTGAGCCGGGGGAAGTGAACTCAGACCTTTCTCTTTTGAGTCGTCGGGAGACGACATCTATGTCCGCCGTGGGTTCTAGGCGCTCATCCGTGCTCCGCCAGCACGTGCGCTCTTGGCGTTGTTCTGCCACTTGAAGAAGACACGAGGACGACCTTGCCTGCGTTCGGTCTCTTCCAAACGCTCAACGAGTCCTACTTCCTGCAACGTGGTCAGGATGTAGAGAAGTTGGTCATAGGCAACACCCCCGTAGAGGACGCCGGCCTTCCCGCGCGACCGTGCACCAGACGCCAAACGGATCTGCTCGTAAGACAGAGGTTCACGTGCATCCTTGAGAGTGGACATGACCTGCTGCACACGCTGCTCTGTCTTACCTCTGATAGGGGTGACTGTTCCCATGTGTCCTACAAGGTAGTCACCCATAAGGTATCTGTCAAGGTGTGTGCCTCCTTCACCCTAGTCCTTAGTAAGACCCCACCCCTGTATGGCCCTACCCCCGTGTAGTTTAAACCCCGCCTCGGTATAGGCCCCCCTCGTCAGATTTTACACCCCGCCCGAGTCAGACCCCGCCTCGGTTAGTTTTGGACAATCGACACACTGCTTGAACACCTGGGGTAGAAGACGCTTCTTATCCAGGCAACAGGACGGTTCGTGTTTGAGGTTGACTTTTGGATTTCGATACGCACTCCCTGGAGGTTTGTTTTTTCCTGACTTCACTGATCTGAGTGCGTCCTTCTGCCGTACCTCCTCAATCGTGTCTTTCCTGATCTGTGCATTCGTTCGTTTCGCCATTCAGACTCCCCCTCTCCTCTTCCCCAACAATCGCTGTCTAAACACCCGGGTTGGTAGGGCATGGCCTAGGTCGGTAGCATACTGGAGCGGGGCTAGCCCCGCTCTCCACACGTGGACTACCAACCCAGACCCTGATAGGCCATCTTCCTTACCATGGTAGGGTTACCAACCATGGTTACCAACCCAAAACGTATGTTCGCTTCTATGCTCTTCTCTATGCTCTTCCAAATACCCAGCAGCATGCGATTCAGGTCTGTGCTCTAGGTTTAGGCTCACGTGTTAATACCTTCTTCATCTCGTTTTCTCTAGGAGGTCTGCCATCTCAAGGATGGACATCTTGTCTGGACGCGACAGAAGCGCCTTGCCGATCTTTTCAGGGTCGCGTGCATCGCGGGTGTCAGGGACTGAAGACCGTACTACTGTGAGTGTTCCGCGGATGTCGAATCCGCGCAATCTCTCAAACTCAAGATAATTCTCTTCCTTGTTGAACCTCTCAATGGGTTTATTGTCAGCGCTCATACGAACCAGAGAATTATTAGTATGAGGATGATGACGAGCAATACAGTTCCGATGCTAACTCTCATCTTCTGCCTCCTTGTAGTTTTTCACCTTACCGGGTCCGTTATCTATCTCTGTTACATACCCCTCCTCAATGAGTGCTGCAATGTGCGTCCTCACTGTTGCATCTGACAATTGTGTCTCTTTCATGATCTGGGTTCGTGTCTCTGCACCCATCTTGATCGCTATATGCACTGCGTGCTTGTTTTCATCTCCCTGTGCCTGGTGCTTTCTTTTCTTGACAACCACCTCAACATCACGTGCATCTATCGCGAACTCGTCGTCCGTTATCGTCACCTTCCCCTTAAAAGATGAATTGGGCTCAAGATTCGCGTGTGTCTCACGTCCATCCATCCAGATGCTCACCACATTGTCTTCCACAGGATGTTTCTGCATCTGGATCCCGAGGTCTACTTCACCCCCGTGTCGCGATGACCCACGAGACGATCCCCACCCGCCTACTTCTGATTTATTGCCGTGGTGCACGACGACAACAGTCAGATCTGGACATGCCTGTTGAATACGTGCGACCTCATCCCACACGATTCCCATCTCTGACGCATCATTCTCATTGACGCCCGGGATCATCCTCTGCAACGGATCGAAGATGAGTACTTCTACCCCGTACTCACGGCACACAGAGATTATGTAGGCCATCGACTCGGGCTCTGTGAATCTGATGTTCTTCTTATGGATGAGCATGAAGTTCTCGTCGTCAAGGGACAACCCGAGGCGCCTCAGACGTCGAGCGAAGAGCGTTATGTTCCCCTCCTCCTCGACAAGCAATGTCTTGTGTGGTCGCGATGTTGTCCACTCGTCACGCATGAGAAACGGTGTGCCCTTGACGAGACACCGAATGAAGTCAAGCACTGTCCATGTCTTGTACGCTTTCGGTGGTCCCCAGATGAGAACCTTGTCTGTCGGCGCGAGGAGGTGGTCGATGATCCAGTCGACGTTTGCCTCTGCTGCGAGCATGATGTCTCGCACGGTGAGGAATTCTCTCCCTCTTGAGATTGCATATGTCGCACGGTCAACAAGATCCTTAAATTGGATTTCGTCGTCTACAGCCTTCCATAGGGAATTCAGATCCTTGTGAGGATAAAACGGGTCTACAATCCTTGTCAGGTCACAGACGTTGACAGCGAGTCCAGCGTCAATTGCGAGCGTGACCACACGTTCTTTGAGAGAGTCTCCACTCTGGTCAGCGTCTGCATAGATTGTAATCTCGCGCACTCCTCTGGATGCAAGTGCTGAAAACGTCGCAATAGACAGAGGCGTACTGGATCCTGTTGTGATAGAAAATCCCGGTGGAAGCCCGGCAGCATAGGTTGTTCCACAATCAGATTCTCCTTCCGTGATCGAGATATGTTCAGGAAGTTCATCTTGTGGGATGGGCCACAGGGGGGATATTTCTGTGCCTTTAGGCTCAAAATATATCTTTTTCTCTTCAGATGTGCGTACTTTAATTACATCTGATTCCACAAAGGTAAACTTGACAGCAGCAGATCCATGTGAAAAGCACCCCAATTGCTCCCAGACATGTGCATCTACTTGCGTATACTGAGCCCACCATTTGAGCCCGCCTTTTCCCTTAGTTGAGGTGATTGTGACGTTTGGAACGTCATCCTCTTCATAGGTATAGTCACCCTCAATCGCCTGTATCACTTTTGTGAGAGTCGCACCACAGTGCCCGCTGTGACATTTATAGAGAATCTTGCCACTTGGTTTAACGGTAATGGATCCGCCCTTCATGGACGATCCAACGTCGTCGTGGCAGGGGCAATAGCAAAAATATTGTGAACCTGAGCCTTCAAACCCTTCTAGATGTTCTCGTAACCAGTCGAGTGTCACATCAGATGCACGCACACGAATCCTCCCTACGCCGGATTAGCGGGCACGTTTCTTCGCCGTGAGAAGATCAACAGGATTGGCCAATCTGTTGAGGCAGGATATCGGCTTGCCTACCGAACGTGCCCGCTCGGTACATGTTACGTGAGTAGGTCCTGCCTTGCCAAGCGGGACTGTGGTGTCCAGGAAACAGTGAGACCCCACGATAGTGCTTGATTTCTGTGTACTCGTTGTCTATTGTGTGCAACACACACGCCATCGAACTAAAGGAGAGGAGGTAACAGATGGCAACGAAGACTCAGAAGGCGAAGACAGGTACGAAGACACGTGCAGGCTCGGCTGCAAAGGCCAAGGCGACTGGCGCGAAGCGTGGTGCTCCGAAGGGACCGCGCGAAGCAATCGTCACGCCAGAAAAGGCGACGTTTGAGACGGATGACAAACGCGCGCAATACGCTCGTCTCGTCATCTTCAATTTCGCGCGGTCTGCGAACAGCAAGGCGAAGGTAGCCAAGAGCGTCGATGTGAACTCTGTGTCAGACGCAGTGCTCACGCAGGCGGGCAAGGAGCTCGTCGGGGGCACCATGATCAAGGGCCAGGATGGCCTCGATCTGATCATGTCTCTGTCGAAGGAGGGATCCACCACAGGGCGTCCACTCACGCGGGCATACGCTGCCGAAGTGCGGCCGTTCCTGAAGCGTCTCAAGCTCGCTCCTCAGTTCGGACGTCGCGGTGGTAAGCGCAAGGCGGCGGACAACGGAGGCGAGACGGCGGAAGCGCCTGCAGAGGCACCCGCCGAGTAGTAGGTGATGCGAGGGGTCACTGCGGTGGCCCCTTCATCATTTTCCCTGTAGGCAATATGTTAGGAGGCATAAAGACCTAGTAGATGACCCCAACGTAGATAGAATTGCCAAGATGAAGCAAGCAGCACTAGAAGGTGTAGAAGCTTACAACGGGGGAGCTACTGCAACAGATCTCGCTGTGTTCTTAAGAGATGTAATTTCCGAAGGGAGAAGACATGCGTGACACAACTGCATCCACTATCCTTTGGGCTGAGGCAATCTGGTACATCTGGGTCCTGCCCGCTCTTTCTCTCTACTTCCTCTTCTGCGGAATCATGTTCAATGTCATCGTCATCCTACTACTCGTTTGGGGGTAAGACATGGCAGACGTCATTTCCGACCAGCACGGAGCGGAGGCAGTACGCACCAGGCTGAACGTAGTGGATCCTGGCAAGAAGGGATACAACAAGTTCTTCGGTACCCCAACAGCATCGAACGAGGGAACAGCAATCAAGTTGATCAATGGCCACAATGAGGTGTTCAGGCCTGGAGGAGTCGCGGACGATGTTGCAGATCTGAAGAGGGATCTGAACCGCCGCCCTTTCTGACATCCCATCGCGGAACACTCTTCACTGTTCCCGATGGATCTGCAGAGTCATTCACAGATGACGTCTCCTGGGTCGCGTGCAACCTTGAGTACGCGCCTCAGCAGTGGTCCAAGGTTCGATCTCGCGCAGCGTCTCTCGGTGTTCGTGTCATCCCATGGACTCGCCTGGCCCACATAGAACATGGGGACACGTGGGACGACGTGAAGACACGTTTGGCCCTTCTTGTCGCAACTGCGACAACATGGGGCGAGAACATTATCATGCCGAACTACGAGAACGAGGCTGAGACATTCTCCCCCTCTTCCATCGCAGATCACCTCTACGGCGTCATGAACTGGACTGGAGAGACAGGATGGTCGACGCAAGCATGGCTTCCGAACTCACCTGACTTTAGTCCTCTAGCAGACAGGGGTGACTCTGTCCATCTGCAAATCTTCCCGCAGGACAACCGCTGGGAACCGTGGCAAATTCCAGGGAAGTTGGGTGACTGCGTTGCACATGCGCGTGTAGACAAAGGCTTCCGGTTCGTTGGAGTGACCTATCAGACGTACGCAGGAGCGATCCCTGCGTGGTACGACTGCGGTGCGTTCATGCACTCGTCGTTCCCAGGGAACCTGATTGGTCATGGGGAGTGGGGGACGTGGTATAAGTGATCTGGCCGTCTGCTCTCGTATTCGCACTCACCGCAACTGGCCTGAGTTTGGTCGTCAACGATTCCTCCTGGTTCACCCAGATCGGCTGCGCGATGCTCGGCGTTGTGGCTGCGCTTTTCTGGACACGGTTATCAAACCAAGAGGACAGGCCATGAGGCGTCAGCTTCGCTTGGTGTGGAACGTCTTACGTGGGCGTCCGGTTGCCTACCGGATAGAAGTCCGAGATGGTGTGCTGTGGGTTCCATCCGGAGGGATGGTCGTTGAGTGCGCCTTCCTCGGTAGGTCGGGGTTGCGGGAAGCACAAAGCCAAGATATGACACGTGATCCAGCTACGACAGACATGGGCGCGGTCATAGCTGACGATCACTGGCACGAGCGACACTCGAATCAAGCTTCGACAGCCTGCGCCTGCATTGGCCCACCTGCTGACGATGGTGACCTAAGGTGTGTCTGTGCAAGACTCGCAGCAGAGGAAGGTCACCCCTGGGAACGTTGGAAAAATTATGTTGCCCCACGAAAGCAGGATACACCGACTTGACAACCCTGGTGGCAGGTACTATCGTACATAGTGCCTACTATTCAACCACCAAGGAGGTGGGACGTGAGTCATAACCTTTTCGGCGATAGGTTTGGGGATGCCAGGAAGCCCGCATGGCATCATTTAGGACAGGTATTTGAGAAGTCGCTGTCCGCAACACAGGCACTCAAGAAGATCGGAGGGTACAACGTTCGTCTTGCAGAGACATCTGCTGATGGTGTTTCCCTCAACAAGATGGCAATCCTGCGCGACCCTACGACGGACGATCCAGAGGTTCGCGTGTTCGGTATCGTCGGGAACGACTACATGCTGATCACTCCGCAGGACGTGTGCTCAATCTACGACGAGCAGGTAGGCAAGCCAGTCGAGACGATTGGCGCGCTCGGAAACGGGGAAGTGTTTTTCCTCTCCACTACGTTGCCTACACTCGATGTGAAGGGCGATGAGTTGGAGAACTACCTCATCATGTCCAACCCGATGACGGGCCTCATGTCAGCGGAATTGCGCGTTGCCCCAGTCAGGGTCGTGTGCCAGAACACGCTCACTGCCTCTGATCAGATGGCAACGCAGAGGCTGCGCATCACTCACGACAAGCACGCGAAGGCGCGTCTGGCTGAGTGGTTGCGTGAGACGTACGAGTTCGCAGAGACGTCCTCGCGCGTGTTGCGTGACCTGTTTGAGGAGATGACGAAGGTCCGCATGAAGGATGCAGAGGCACGCAAACTGTTCGCCGCGTGCTACCCGCACCCGACCAAGCCTCGCATGGACGCAACGAAGGTGGTCATGGATCAGAGGTTGAATTGGTGGCAGGAGGGTATCCAGCTCATGGATCGCAGGCGTGAGGGTGCAAAGATGCTGTTTGAGGGCATGGGCACTGGCATGGACACACCTGCTGCAAAGGGTACGCTCTGGGGTGCATACAACGCTGTTGTTGAGACAGAGGACTATAGGCGCGGGCGCAACGAGACCCAGATCGCAGCGTCGAGCATGGGCTGGGGTAACCTGCCAGAACGAGCTCAGACAAAGAAGCGCGCGTTTGAGTATTCGGTGGACCTAGTCAAGCAATGACGGCAAGGTTGAGGGCCCAAGGCCTATCCTGCCCCAGTCCGGCAGTCAGGGAAGGTACAGGCCCTCAGCAACACTAAAGGAGGCACGCAATGAGAGCATGGATTTCATCTTCTGGTAACGTAGGGATATCAAAGTACATCGGTGGCGGAGTCCTCGGGTGCTTCGGGTTTCTGTTTGCGATCCTCGGAGTACTCGCAATTGCAGCACTGATCTACTCGCTGACATGATAGGCAGTATGGCTAACATATGGGGAGCACTAACACGGGAGGTACAGATGCCTCTCTGGGTAGCGATTCTTTTGTGGGTATCTTTAGTGAATCATGTCATCCTGCCGTGGGTACTGGGGTGGTTCTAGATGCCTAAAGAGAACATCATCCAGGAGACACTCAAGGGCAGGCGCAAGACAGTCACCCACAGGCACCACGTGTGGATCGACGGGAGGTGGATTATGTACTCCCCCTCTCACGGAATCGGATCTGTGGCGCGTGAGATGAGGGAAATTGGAGGAAGGTGGGAAAAGAAAACCCAAGCGTTCCGGCTCCCTCGTCTCACTCGCATGGTGAGATTCCTTTCAGAGTTTGATCCTGATGCCTCTATGGTTCCAGATCTTAAACGACACCTGAAAGGTACATGGGAAGAGACAGATTCAGAGGTTTGGAGAGCGATCTGGCATGACTCGTGGCATCAAGGGTATGACAAATTGTACCCGTACCAGAAAGAAGCAGTGCACGCACTTGCAACGCGACCCTACCATGGTGAGTTGCTGACGCTATCTCCTGGCCTTGGTAAGACGCCAACGTCGATTGTTGCAGCTGAGCACTATATGGCAGAGTTTGGAAACTCACAGCGTATCCTTGTTGTCGCTCCCCTCTCGTTGCTGCACAACTGGGAACGTGAGATCGAACGTTGGGCGTCGGACACACGTGTTGAGGTGTGTCACCAGGAGTCGCCTACTGAGGACCGTAGTGTACGGTGGACGGTTACGAACTACGACTCGATCATGGAGAGGATTAAGGACCCAACGTCCAACCGTACTGTTGTCACAGGGAACCTGAAAGAAGAGTGGGACCTCGACTGGGATGTAGTCATCTTTGATGAGTCAGTGCTCTTGAAGAACCGCAAAGCAAAGAGGACACAGGCAGCACGCACTCTCGCACGAGCAGCGAAACGTGTGTGGTTGCTGTCAGGTGCACCTATCACTCGTGACAACTCAGACATCTGGGCACAGTTTAACATCATGGAACCAGACTACTTCACCTCCTTCTGGCGATACGCAGAAGAAGCATGCGTCGTCGTCAAGACGCAGTGGTCAATGGGTGAGATTTTGGGGTCGCGCAAGGACTTCGATACAAGGCACGAGTATCCAGAGATCATGTTCGTGCGTAACCAAGAAGAGGTGTTTGAGGACTTACCTGAATACCTTTATCAGGAGGTTGAGATAACTCTTGACCCAAGACAAGCAAAAGCTCATGAAGATGTTTTGCAGACATGGATACATGAATTAGAAGAGAACAGAGACAAACGAGTTGAGGTTACAGCAGTAATTGCTATGTTGACACGCCTCATGCAGATAACTAGTTCTCTTTACAATCTAGAAACAACCGGAAAAGAGTGGCCTGATGTGTCTGCTAAAGCAGATTACATCTGTGAAGAGTTAAACAACGGAGAGTTTGAACTCCCTGCTCTTGTGTGGGTACACCACAGGCCAGGCGCTCATGCATTGCGTGACAGGTTGGTGAAACTAACCAAGAAGAAAGAATCAGCAATGTACGGAAAGAGAATTGAACTTGTTCTCGGGGGAATGAAGAAAGGTGTGGCAGATACTCTCATCGAAGAGTATAAAGCAGGGAAGATAGATGTTCTTCTCATGGGGCTAACTGTCGGTAAGTTCGGCCATTCTTTAGCGGTTACACGTACTGCTGTTTATTTTGATAAAGTGTGGGATGTCGATGCCCTAGTACAATCATTTCACAGAGTAGCAGGTGCCCGTGCCAAGATCACAGGTTATACCCACAAACCAAGACTCATCACACTCCGCTGTCGTGGAACAGTGGATGACTTTGTTGAACTCAACCTCGCTGGTAAGCTACCCAGCATTGCTCGTATTACTGGAGCGGATCTCTCCAAAATGCTTAGAGCACTTGGAGAAGACCTTGTGCAGTAAAGGAAGAAAAGAAGGCTATCTTGCTGCACTTCTTGACGGTGAGGGTTCAGTAGCCAAAGCTTCAGAAAAGGTGGCGGTTATTTACAACTCAGATCCTGACTTGATTGCAGCAGGTATTTTCTGTTCTGTGCATTTGGGTTTTGAGTCACTCACTCTGTCAGTTAATTCTGTTAAAGGCTACAAAGACATGTGGACTCTCCATTTTTACACACAGAGTAGTTTTCGTAAGTTGTTGCAAACTCCCCTACAGGTAAGAAATAAAATCTCAAGGCTAGAAGCCATTCTAGCTTCATATAAGGGGAGACAGCGTAAAGATTGGTCTAGGACAAGTGCAGTACGATTTCATAACCAAGGGTGGTCACCAGTACAGATTGCTAAACGTTTGGGGGTAGACTACACAACCATTGAGTTTTACTTTAAGTCAAAAGGGATTAAGAAAAATACCAGGCCTCCTTCTAGACATGGAACACACTCAAAGTACGGAATGGGATGTAGGTGTGAACCTTGCAAAGAAGCTAATAGAGTTTACAAGCGTGAATGGTACCACAAAAACAAACAGAGAAAGGAGGCATGATGAGTGACTGGCTAGTATTGTCCCAGACAGTTACGTCGAAAGGCAACCCGAGGGAGTTTGGAATGGAAACTCTCGATGGGTTTCTGGAGAAGAGTCGTGTATACGTTATTGCAGCTGAACGTAGAGGCAGTGGCGGTGATGACTCACGTATCCCACGACGTGTCATCGGTATAGGCGCAGATCGTCATTCTGCTCGACGCTCTCTTGAGGAGACAATCACGTCCTACGATCCTGCTGGTCGCGTCGTGTTCACGCAGGCGTGAGCGTGCGCGTCTGTCACACGTGTAAATCGCCCAACGCATAGCATGGGCCTATCGTTCTTTGCCTGTTAGCACGCGTTCTGTGCAGTAGTAATTCGCTGCAGTTGCGTAGTGTGTGCGCATATGCACACAATTCTGTAGTTCCAGCAACATGCCCTGTCAGCGAAGGAAGGAAAGGGATCATCGGTGTCAGAGTATTCATACTCGTTACGGTTATATGTGTCGGATTAACCGGCGCAAGTTCAGGAGCGGCTCAGCCCACAGTAATTGGTAAGGCGCCTGTCGCCAAGAGAACATCCGCTCCCCCTCTTACAGGTTCATGTCCATACGCTCGTCTAGGTGTCGCCTTCTATCGAGGGCGATTCATTCAACACCAGGTGCAGCGCAATGCTTCTATCCCCTCGTGGCGTAAACCTCGCAACTGTGCAGACGCACGGTACCTCGCTTTCGTCTGGGCGAGGGGAGCCTACGCCTCTCGTATGCAGACGAAGAAACATCTAGAGGCACTTGAAGCAAGAAGGAACGAGCACCCACGAGACATAGCGCTCAGGTTGCTCCAAGGTGACAGAGTGCAGTGGGGATGTCTCATGTCGATTGTCGCAGGAGAGAATCGAGCGATGATTCCCACTCTCGATTTCGGAGGTGGTCACGGCAACGTCTACGAGGCGTATGGAATCCCTCAAGCGAATCCAGGGTACAAGATGAGGAGTGCAGGCCCTGACTGGCGCACGAACCCAGAGACACAACTACGTTGGATGATCGGATACTGCCGTGGACGGTATGGATCGGTGTGCGGTGCAGCACGCGCTCGTCGCACGCAAGGGTGGTACTAGATTTCTGTGTTCAAACTGTCACAGAATACGCACCCACACTAGACAGCATGATCCCCACGAAAGTCACTTGCAGGGCTAATCGCAATGTACTAACGTATGCGTCGGTAGGAGCATGACGGCGGATGTGTGGGTGCTGGTTACTGCCCAAGGAGTAGTCTCGTTGAGCTTGGTGAGGGAACGCGAGAGACTAGCCAGCACCCACACTTCTAAACGACGACGAAAGGGCACGCAATGACTGTTCAAGAAGCACAGGATCTCCTCTATGAGGCCTTGAACGAGGCACTCGATGAGATCTCAGAGAAGGAGGACAGGAACGTTGTTCTCTACACCTTTGAGGAACAAGGAGTCATGACCTACAACAAGGGCGTGGTCCTTGGTATTGGTGACAGCGAGTTCCAGATCTCCATTGTGAGATCACGATGACCCTTGCTGAGTACTTCGCGCAAGACAAGTACTTCTCTGAGTCGACACAGGAACTCATGCCGATTGATGAGATGCCGTTCCCCCATGCCATGCACGCTGCAAAGAAGTTGAATGCTGAGCATGGCACTGATTTCATTTACTCTCGGCTAGGAGAGGCTTTTATGGAGCGGCTCTCCCCGCCACAAGAGTGCATCCAGGATCAGCTGAAACGGAGTGGAACATCAGCGCATATAGTGCTCGGGTCGACCACGAACGTACGATCGAAGTTTTACCACGCAGGGCGGCGTCTCGGAGTGAAAGTGAAGACGCACAAGAAGGGACATTACGTGACAGCGGAAGTTGTCACAGGCACGCAGGTCAGAGTGAAGGGACAACAAGTTGCCTAAGGGCAGTAAGTGTGGAAGTAACTGGAGCGCAGCGTAGCGTGCCGCGCGGTGTGCTCAGGCTATCCCACCAGCCTTTCGGTGTCTTCGTCGTCACCGGCGGTTGCTTCCACAAAATTTTTAAGGTAGAAAAATGAAACGCTGCTTGTTGGGCGAAATCCAGTGACCTTCCCTCCCCTCAATACCCTCTACGACTCACACTGCACGAAGTGTCCTCTGCATCAGAACGTGACACACATCTGCATACCCTCCTCTGGTGCATCAGACAAGTTCAAGTGCTTGGTAGTTGGAGAGGCACCAGGACGCAATGAGGATGAGCAAAACACTCCATTCGTTGGGCGCTCAGGCTGGCTATTAGATCGTGAGTTGAATCGTGCGTTCCAGGTAGATAATGCACGCACACTCATCCCTGTCACAAACGCTGTGAAGTGTCGCCCCTCATCCTCTGACGGACGCTTCAATAAGACACCTGAGTTACCAGATATTAATGCGTGCGTAGACTCCTATCTCGTACACGAGATTTTTGTCCTCGATGCCCGCGTTATCCTCGCGCTCGGGAACGTCGCAGCACACGCGCTGCTCGACACGACCGGTATACAGATGCTGCGCGGGTCATGGCACGCACTCACAGAGAAAGCACAGCGATGGGTTCGCGTGACGTACCACCCAGCGTATGTACTGAGGCAAGGACTTGAGTCTGCAGTGGCACAGGCCTTCAGAGATGATATTGCGGAATTTGCACGGACGGCAAGGAAGGAGGCTAAGTGATCACTGACCTAGAAGATAAACAGCGAGACGGAAGGATTCATCCATGTAATGGGTACGTCCTGGTTGAGAGGCTGACGGAGAGAGAAGATATCATTGTCGTTGAGTTTTCAGAGAGTTACAAGTCAGCAATTGTTGTCGAAACCTCAGACGATGAAACAGATGGAGGTATAGAAGTAAGGGCAGACACCTTTGAGTGGCGTCACGGTGACCTTATCTACTTCAAGGACTCAATCGAGGTGGATAGCAACATCTTTGTGCACTGGACAGACATCGTGGCGTACAAGAGATTCTGATGTTCCTTCTTGCCCTTGACCTTGGTAGAACAACTGGATATGCTCTATGGGCTGCTCCAGATAAAGTCGCCAAGGTAGGTTCATTCAAAGACCCGGACGAGGGGTATCTCATGCTCAGAACTCTAGGAACTCCAGAGAACATTGTGGTAGAGAAACCCATTGTTATCAGAGGAGAACTCGGTAATGAGATGGCAGGTCTCATCGCACGTACAGAATCAGAGTTTGGTGACATAACGTATGTCACAGCAGCGCAGTGGAAACCTCATCCCCTCATAAAGAGAATAAGAAACACTACTGGCAATTTCAATCCACACGAAAAGGACGCCCTGTGTATAGGTGCCTGGTTTATACATGTGCACTTGCAGGGGCAGGCCTAACGTACTAATGTACTCCTAATGGAACGATTCCATACCACAATCACAGAGCGGGGTTCCTTCCGCGACTGCAGACGCCGCTGGTCGCTTGAGGTGCGTGAGCGCCTCTCGCACAAGTCGCAGGTCGCGTGGGCTCTGATCTTTGGAGAGTGCATCCATGCAGCGCTTGAAGCTTACTACAAGAAGAACGAGAGGTCGCTTGCGAAAGCACTGTCCGCGTTCAAGCGCGCATGGCGTAAAGAAGATGCGATCCTGCAGGAGTCGTACGGAGGTCTCTACAAGGGAAGCATCGAGGACGAATGGCTCACGTATCTTGAAAAGGGCGTGACGATGCTCACCTACTATAAGCAGTACGATGACCAGGCTGACTTCGACTTTGAGTCGGTGATCGCTGTCAACATTGAGGCACGCGCATTTGTTGACATCTTGAATCCGCACGATGAGTCACGCCTGGAAGGTCTCCCTCTCTTGTCCGGTAGGATCGACCTCGTCGTAGAGAGGAAAGACGGGATCTGGATTTGGGACCACAAGACAGCAGCGTCAGCGTACGATGCACGTGCGCTCGATATTGACGACCAGTTGACAGGGTACTGCTACATATACTGGCGCCTCACAGGTGACATGCCCCGTGGCGCTGTCTACAACGCGCTGATTAAGTCACCACCTGGTCCCCCAAAGATTTTGAAGGCAGGTAATCTGTCACAGGACAAGGCACAGCGGACAACGTATGACCTCTACCTACAAGCGATCAAGGATAACGGCCTTGACAAGAGTGAGTACGAGGAGATACTCGCGTACCTGAAGGATAAGAAGTGGGCACAGTTCTACCTGCGCGAGGGCGTGACCATGAACGAGGAGCAATTACTCTCGTTTGAGCATCGTCTCTATTACGAGTACCTCGACATGCAGAAGGTCATTGCTGAGCCTGAGTGGGCCTACCCGAATCCGTCACAGCGCACGTGTGGGTGGTGTTCTGTGCTTCCGATCTGTCAGGCAATGGAGGAGAGAGGAGATCCAGATTTCATAAAAGAGAACATGTTCATCGAGCAACCAGTGAGGGCAGCAGTCCCAAAGACCATACTGTCTCCCAAATGGGAAGGAGTGTAGATTGTGGCAACGAAAGCAGAAGTCGAGCAAGAACTCGCAGAGGCACAAGAGAGGATCGCTGAGTTGGAAGCAGGCGGTGGTGAAACTGCCAGTGACAGCGACCTCCCTGATCCGACAGAGGACAAGGAGAAGATCCTGAAGGAACTGCAGGACGCAGATGGACCTCAAGAGGAGGGTGAGGACACGTACATGGTTAGTGTCTGGTCCCACCGCCTTGAGTCACCTGCATTCGTGCGTGCGTTCATGTGGGCGCGCAAGAGGGGTAACGAGCTGAAGGCGTGCCTTGTGTACGCAGATTCAAAGGAACTCGACTTTGAAGAGTCAGTCGCGCCGGTGGTCAAGAGGGACTGATGGCCCGAAAGCGCAACATACCCTCCACGTCAAACAGACGCTGCAAAGGGCTTTTCTATGGCCCACCGAAGCACGGGAAGACACACCTGATCGGAACAGCAGCGCACGATGAGCGCACAGCGCCTCATTTCTGCTTTGACTTGGAGGGTGGTGTTGAGGATGTCTTGGAGACGATGCCTGGGTACGGTACAGATTTCATACGTCATGCTGTATCGACCTGGGATGACATGAACGAGGGATTTGAGCGCCTTCGCGTGAACGATGAGGGATTCAAGTCAGCGTCTGTTGATTCGTTGTCCGAGACACACATCTTTGCCCTGATGAATCTTCTGGAGGATGGCCGCCCGAGTAGGGAAAAGAATCCAGACCTCATCGAGCAAGGTGACTACGGAATTGCGCTCGTGCAGTTGCGAAGGTTCGTGCGATACCTGCGCGACCTACCACTGCACACGTTCTACACGGCGCATCACAAGGAAGACGTAGATAGAAAGGAGGGCTTGATAACAACGGTCAACCTCGCTGGGAAGGCCGCAGTCGAGATCCCAGGGTTGATGTCCGTTGTTGCTTACCTTGCGTTGTCAGAGAATGAGGCAGGAGACACGGAGCGCCTTCTCCTCATCCAGAACTACGCAAAGATTCGGATTGGTGTGCGTGCAGGTTGGGGTGTCACACCCCCGGACGAGATCGTGAACCCAACAATCACCAAGATCCTAGATGCGCTCCAGTATACCAGTTGAGGAGGATTGATATGCCGAAGGTCACCGTTGACTTCTCTGACGTTCAAGAGATCGAACCGTTGGAGAAGGGTGAGTACGCAGCAATCATCGAGAAGGCAACGTACGTCGAGCCTGTCTCTGAAGACAAGTACCCCTACATCAATGTCGAGCTCACGCTCACAGAAGCTGTCGGGGGATCATCGAAGGCGTGGACGATCTGGTCGCTCTCGCCGCGTGCACTGTTCCGGATGAAGCAGGACTTTGAGAATCTGGGTCTACCTGCGGACGAGATCGAGATCGACTACGACGAAGACACGATGCTGGTCACGGAGCCTGAACTCGCTGGCATGCCATGCATCGTCGTGTGTGACAAGCCTCGTGTGTACGAGGGACGTGCGCAGACGAACGTCGCAGCGTTGCTCGGAAGTGACAGTGCTCCTGCAGGTAAGAAGACGACGGCCAAGTCTGCAACAAAGCCCAAGGCTGGGGCATCGAGGAAGTTCAAGTAGATGGAATCCGGGGAACAGACTACCAGAGTGGAAGATACAGATCCACACGGGCACAGGTTCCTCGGCTCAGGGGTGTCAGCGTCGCAAGAACCTTTTGCGGCGCTGACATCTCAGGGTTCGGGCGCGTACATTGGATTGGAGACATTTCCAAACCCAGGGTGCGTCATCGTCAAGTACACATCTGACGAGGTAGTGGCCAGGTGTCCAGTTACAGGCCAGCCTGACTACTACGTGTGCGAGATCACACTGCGGGAAGCAACAAAGCTCATCGAGTCGAAGAGTTTAAAGATCTGGTTCAACAACATCCACGAGAACACAATGAAGGGAGAGGCACCTGGTCTCTTCTGTGAGTCGCTCGCCGTATTCATACGCGACCAGGTAGCAGAAATCACAGATACAGAACAAGAGAACGTACAGGTCAGGCTCACGCAGAAGTCGCGTGGCGGAATCTCAATCGAGTCAGTCGCATGAGTGAGATTTCTTACGAGATGACGTTCGATGCAGGGCACCGCATCGTCGGTCACAAGGGCAAGTGCGCTCGTCTGCACGGACATACGTACAAGGTCCACATCATGGCTTCTGGTCCTGTGTCTCCCCCTGGGTTTGTCGTTGACTTCGGTGACCTCAAGGAGATTGTCAACGAGTGGGACCACATGCTCTTGCTATGGGATCAGGATCCCTTTGTTGAGAATTGGCTTACTATAACTCAGGTAAGGGAAGCAGGAATTGTCGCTGTGTCTTTCAACCCAACAGCAGAACACATGTCGGAGTACCTCTGTCGCAGGTTCGTGGACGAGTTCTCACTCTTCTCTTGCATGGTTGAACTGTGGGAGACACCAAAGTGCATGGCAAGGTACGTGATCGAAGGATGAGGAGGTTCCGTGTTGCAGAGATCTTTGGACCCACAATCCAAGGTGAGGGTCGCCACATTGGCATACCTTGCCATTTCATTAGGTTCGGTGGGTGCGACTATAGGTGTAGTTGGTGCGATTCACCTCACGCTGTTCTACCTTCTCTTGTTGCTGAACTACCACAGAAAACAGATGAGGAGATCTGGGATGAGGTTCGTGCACTCCCGAAGGTCCGCTGGGTCGTCTACTCGGGTGGGAACCCTGCCCTCCTAGATCTTTCCCTCTTGACCTCGTACCTGAATGGTGACGGGTACTCAGTCATGATCGAGACACAGGGTACTGTGTGGAAAGACTGGATGGGTTACGTCGATGAGGTCTGTGTGTCACCGAAACCACCGTCCTCTGGAAACGCGACTCAGGCAGACACAGTTGACGAGTTTCTCTATCATATTCCAGATAACCGTGCATACCTCAAGGTGGTTGTGTTCGATGACGACGACTACAACTACGCCAAGTGGGTTCATGGAGTGTTCCCAGGGAGGGAAATGTTCATCTCAGCAGGAAACGAGGATCCGTACCTACCTACAGTAGACAACCCGAACCCAACACCTGGAACTATTCACTACACAAGAGATGTCATCCTCGACAAGATGGTGTGGCTCATGGAGAAGGTTGCAAACGATGAGTTCATGAGAGATGTTCGTGTGTTGCCTCAGATGCACGCCTTGGCGTGGGGCAATGTGAGGGGAAGATGACTGTTATCGACAGTCCTGGATATAAAGGTACCATCGTACGCGATTCTGTGACAACGATCCTCGATGCTATAGGCGAGGACGTCGGGCGTGAAGGACTGCGCGAGACGCCTGCACGTGTGCGGCGCTCGATGGGTGAACTCACACGTGGGTACCGTGAGGATCCTAGAGAATGGTTCCGCGTGTTCGATGCAGAAGGCGCTGACCAGATGGTGTGCCAGTGGAACATCCCGACCTACTCACTCTGTGAGCACCACATGCTGCCATTCACAGGGTACACTCACATCGGGTACATCCCGAAAGAGAAGATCGCTGGCCTGTCGAAGTTCAAGCGTGTAGTAGATATGTACGCACGGCGCCTGCAAGTTCAAGAGCGTCTGACGCGACAGGTTGCCGAGTTTCTAGAAGGAGAACTCAAACCGAGAGGAGTAATGGTTGTCGTAGAAGCAGAACATCTCTGCATGACCATGCGCGGCGTGCAGGCGCCAGGTACATTGACGACGACGTCTGCCGTAACAGGTGATTTCCAAGACCCAGCAGAAGGGTCGCGCGATGAGTTCTTGACCCTTCTCGGACACTCAAAGGAGAGACGATAGTGGACCAAGAAACATTCCTGTCACGCTTGCGTGGCTCATTTCCATACAAAGGAGAGACGACAATGGAAGGTAGAGATGCAGTTGCTTCACTGTGTGGTCTTGTTCTTCGGCGCCTTCAAGATGACGTGGGCGTTACTGGGGTGGGTGACGAAGACCACACCCCAGTCACCGTTTCGGATCTGCGTAAGATTTTTGGTGAGGCGCTTGAGCAGTTCTCCAAGCCAGAACAGTCAGACACACTGAGGAAGAATGAGGAGGACGGCTCATGAGTGGAGCACTCGTTGTTCTATCTGGAGGACTCGACTCATGTGTCGCACTCGCACTCGCGTGCAAAGAGCATAAGCGTGTCGAGACCTTGTCCTTCTCTTATGGACAGAGACACACAGCGGAACTCAATGCTGCAGCGAAGATCGCAGATCACTACGAAGTAGGGCATACAGTGTTGACTATTCCGCTAGGTATGGGAGAGTCAGTGCTCATGGATCACAATGCTGAAATGCCTCAGATGACGTACGAAGAACTTGAGCAATCACAAGGCCCTTCTCCTACCTATGTTCCGTACCGCAACGGCACGTTCCTGTCCCTTGCAGCGTCAGGTGCACTCGACATGGGCCTCGACTACATCTACGCAGGGATGCACGGTGAGGATGCACACAACTGGGCTTACCCTGACTGCACTCCAGAATTCATTGGAGCAATGCAGAACGCTATCTATATCGGCACGTATTTCAAGGTGCGTCTTATCTGTCCATTCTCGTACTCGATGAAGAAAGAGATCATCCAGATTGGTCTCGATCTTGCAGCGCCTATCGAGTTGACGATGTCTTGCTATGAAGGACGCGACCCTGCATGTGGACGCTGTCCTACGTGCATTGCACGACTGGAGGCATTCAAGTCACTTGGTGTCCAGGATCCGATCAGGTACAAGTTCGACACGTACAGGGATGGCCTCATGTCACGTGAGACAGTCAATGCGTCACTACGCCTGTCAAGGGAGTTGAGGAAGAATGTCTAGCGTTCCTCCAATGAAGGCGCCAGTTCCTGCAGGTGGAGTCATCCTCGGTGAGCAGCCAAAGAGACCTCAACCCACAAAAGAGGTGATCCACTTCCACAGTTGCATGATTGGCATCTACGTCATGCTCGATGAGAACAACATCTGCAAAGGGTACAAGGTGCAGATCAGAGATCCAATCTTCAACAGAGAGTACAACTTCGATGTGGACAACCAACAGGTATGGGACGAGATCGTGAAAGACATCCCCTCCTTCCCTAAGATTGGAGAAGTGCCTGAGGAGATCAAGAGTGACTGATCTCACAGAAGGAACAAAATTGGATGAGGATAAGGTTCCTGTCGATCTCCTCTCCCCACTCTGGCTCCTCGCGACCAGTCAGGTTCTTGACTTCGGTGCCAAGAAGTACGAACCGTATAACTGGGCAAAGGGAATTTCGTACTCACGTGTGTACGCAGCACTGAATCGACATCTCATGGCATGGTGGGTGGGTGAAGACGAAGATGAAGAGACAGGTATACATCATCTCGCCCATGCATCATGTTGTCTGATGTTCCTTACTCACTACGAGCTGGTTGGAGGGAGATACAGAGAGTATGACGATAGAGAACATGGAATTTTCGACCCGAATCAAGCGTCTCCGAAAGAACGAAACACCTCGGAAGAACTCAGTCGGGCACGCGGACTCAGTGGAGAAGATCCTGAACCAACTGTCACTCCTGAGTCCAGAGACGCTTACCTACCAGTCGACCCTGAAGTCAGGGCGTTCGCGGATCGTGTCACTGAGCGCCAAGGTAGATGAAGTACTCATCACTCCCTCTCTCTTCCGGAAATTCATCTGCACAGATGGATGCACAGCGTGTTGCCAGAAGTTCACGTTGGATTATGTGCCATCAGAGTTCGTCAACGTCGAGCATCAGGAAGGTTTCGCAGAGAGGGAAGTGCATGTGAATGGCAAGCGAAAGGTCATCCACACGAACGATCAAAACAGTAACAATATCTGCGATTTTTTGCGTGTCGAACGACCTGGAGGAGGTCTCGGTTGCGCAAATTATCTCCATGCTCCACTCAGCTGTATCTCAGCACCCCAACTACAGTTTATACAGATGCGAGCGCAACGAACTTACGTCCTATCAAAACCCTTTGGGAGAGCATGGGCAATGACGCCAACTCCAGAATGTCAATTCGTGAACGTTGACTGGAGTGACCTTGGAGTAGAGATTGATTCAAAGATCGCTATCCTCAACAGGTTCCACGAGTGGGCAAGGTACTTCGGGATCAAGACGTGCCTCACCCAAGTGAAGAGAGAAATCAAGCGTCTTTACAGAGAAGGACTCATGCCAGTACAAGCTTACTCAGTGTGGAAAGCAGAATAATCTCATGGCACTTACCCAAAAAGAAATTAGTCGTAGGTATTACCTCAAGCATAAAGAGAGAATAAAAGAAGAAGCTAGGAAGTACTACCATGACAACAAAGAAAAGTGTGCCCAACAGGGTAGGGAGTACTACCTAAAGAAGAGAAAAGATTATATTTCTCTTGTAGTGCAACTCAAAAGTGGTCCATGTGTTGACTGCAAGCAAACCTTCCACCCAGCAGCTATGGAATTCGACCACAGAGAAAGTAGTCCTAAAAACCAGAGTATAAGTGCAATGAGGAGCCATTCAATAGAAGCTATCCTTGATGAAGTTTCAAGGTGTGACCTCAGGTGTGCTAGTTGCCATAGGATTAGACATCTTAAGCACATGTATGATGAGGTGATGAGTTGAAAGCCGCACTGATACCTCCGATTCCCCACCTCGATCAGTTCGGTCATGGTGACTTCCATCTGCTCCTTGCACACCTGCTCGATCATGCAACGTACAGAGAGTGGTACAGAGCAGAGCGCAAACACGGCGCCTATCTCGTGCTCGACAACTCAGCGCATGAGAATGGACAAGGCCAGGATCCCGCGACCCTACTCAAGATGGGTTTCGATCTCGATGCACAAGAGATTGTTGTCCCAGATGTGCTCGATGATGCAGGCGCCACAATCGAGTGCTGCCTTGCGGCTCACGAGGAGTGGTTTGAGAGCAAAAGCGTGATCCTAGATACATATGCTCCAGCGTTCATGTACGTCCCACAGGGGCGCAACGAGGATGAGTGGAAAGACTGTCTCAAGGATCTTGTCTCAATCCATGATTACTGTGCCCGCAAGTATTCTCTACGTCGTGATTATGTAATTGGAGTATCGAAGGACTACAACGTGTGGGACGGCGGCCTGATGAAATTGCTGGACGAGCATGTCAAGCCACTCCGTGACGAGGCACTAGAGCGTGGGGTAAGGGTCCAGGTGCATCTTCTTGGCTGGATGCGTGACTTGTGGTCACTCAGGGAGATTGCTAACAAGCACTTGTGGCTCAGGTCGACTGATTCTGCAAAGCCTTTCGTGTATGCAGAGGCGAACATCGACCTCATCGAGTCCTACAACAAGCACAAGGTGCCAGAGTATCCGAAGAGGAAGGACGAGTACTTCTACAAGAAGCTCAATCGCAGGCAACTAGAAATCGCTGACAACAATGTGTGGATGTTCAGAGAGACAGCACTGTGAAGATCCTCGTCCTGACAGATAGACCTATGTCATCGGTCGCGCAGCAGACAATGGACGCGATCTTCAAGGCGTTCAAGGTGCAGTGGAAGAACGTTGCTATCTTCCCAACGATGACAGAGCCAGAAGTCAAGAAGGTCAAACCAGCACAGTGGCTAGCCCGGACCAAGGAGATCCATGACGAAGCAAGACAACACGACAAGGTCCTCTGCATGGGTTCGATCCCAGCAGCATGCTTCTTTGAGCATGAGAAAGGTATCACTGTCTCTAAGGTCCGTGGTAGAGGGTACCTCCATAAGCTTCAAGGAGGCATAAAGAGCACTTTCGCTATTGTCACGTTTCCAGCAACCACAATGGTCAAGGACCCTGAGTTCTATCGAGACATCTGCTTTGACACATGCAAGCTCATCGAGAACAAGGGCCCTCTGCCTCAGCCTGCTTGCGAGATTCATCTCGTAGAACGTGTCAAGGATCTCTCCCTCTTGCGTGACCTGCACGGCGCGTCGTTCCTTGGGACAGACATCGAGACGACAGGCCTGTCTGTTTATAAGGGCATGCTACCACACATCCCTGCTGATATTCTGGGTATCGGGTTCTGTGCGCTGACAGAGGGGGAAGAGGGCTACGCTGTTGTCGTGCCTCAGGAACTTATTCGCCATGAGGTACACAAGTTCTTGCAGACGTACAAGGGGACGTTCGTCTTCCACAATCTGAAGTTCGACACACAGCATCTCTACAAGAAGTTCGGACGCTTTGAGTACACGTCTCTCGCTGACACAATGCTGATGGGTTGGGCTCTCGATGAGCGTCCGTTCAACCGCTACCGCCATCTCGGCCTTGACCTGATGCAGCGTCTGTACTTCGACGCGCCTCCAAAATCAGTGCGCATGGGCGAATGGCTTGAGGAGTACTATCGTGAGGACGTGGGTAACAAAGCACGTGCGGCTTATGTTATTGACTTTTGCGAGCGACATCCAGAGAAAGCAAGAACGTTGTGGCAACAGGCTACAGATCCTGAGGATGCAGAGTGGCGGGGACGCAAGGTTGGAAGGGACATTGCTATATCAACAGTTGCTCCTTTCATACCGTTGCCTACAGCTATGCAACACGCTCCTGACGCCTCTCGTAAGGAAGTGATGTGGGAATCCATGATGAGGTACATGGGAGAGGATTGCCATTCGACTGCACGCCTGTACCCAATCCTCAAGCAGGAGGCTCAGTCTGAGTCCTCACGTCTACTCGCTCTGCACGACCAGTATCTGATCCCAGCGTCCATTGCACTTGGGAACATGGAGATGACAGGCGCACGTGTTGACCTCCCGTACCTGAAAGAGATGCTCGTGACGTTGCAGAAGACGCTAGAGGAAGAGATGCAGGAGATCCGCATCCTCGTTGCAAACTACACCAACTGGGTAGAGATAAATGAGGAGAAGCACGAGGAAGGATTCAACCCGAACTCGTCGCATCAGGTCAAGCAGGTTCTCTACAACGCAGGCGATGAGGGTGGACTTGGTCTCGCAATGCCGAAGGACGTAGGTCGCTATGCGTACAAGAGGGAAGAGGGCGAGGTCACAACGAACGCGGACACGCTCAAGGTGCTAGCCAGACAGTGCGCTAAGGACATGCCAGCGGCTGCAAAACTGATCAATCTCATTCTCTCCTACCGCGTCAAGTCAAAGATCGTCGGCACGTACATTGAAGGTATCCTCAACCGAGTAGACAAAGACGGGAGGGTCAGAAGTGACTTCAATCTCCATGGCACTGCGACGGGCCGCTTATCGTCTTCCAATCCAAATCTACAAAATATCCCTGACGTCTCCCATGTGGGTTACGACATCCGTAAGGCTTACATTCCCGCCAAAGGCTGGGTCTGCTTGGAGGCAGACTATTCTCAGTTGGAACTCCGTGTCGCGGGTCTTTTCTCTCAGGATGAGGTCCTCATCGAAGCGTATCGAAATGGAGCTGACATCCACCAGGAAGTTGCAGAACTCCTCTTCAACAAGCCCAAGTCCGAGATCACGAAGTACGAAAGGTATCTCGCCAAGTGCATGAACTTCGGCGTCATTTATGGACGGGGATGGAAATCAATCGCGACCGGTCCTGAGATGGACAACCTGGTTGAGCAGTACGGCAAGTTCTGGGGTGAGAATGAAATCGCAGCATACTTCGCTAAGTTCCAGGAAGGATACGTCGATCTGTTCGCATGGATGGAAGTGCTCAAAGAGTATTGCTTCGCCAAGAAGTACGTCGAAGGCCCTCTCGGGAACAGACGACGCTGGCCTCTCGCCATGCGGCACGAATCTGCTGGCATCAAGCGTCAGATCGTTAACTCACCGATTCAAGGGTTTGCTGCGCAGTTGACATTGAACGCGCTCGTCCACATGGATAAAGAGTTCGATCCGAAGAAACAGCGTCTCCTGTTCACTGTCCATGACTCCATTCTCATCGAGTGCAGGAACAGGGATTCTCTGATCAAGGAGACGAATGACCTCGTGCGTGAGATCATGGAACTGCGTCTCCCAGACTGGGCTCGATGTCCATTTCCGACACTTGAACACGCTCCCTTCTCCATGGGTGACCTACTCACCTACAACATCCCCTTTGTCGCTGACGTTGTGTATGGTGAGAACTGGGGCGACTGTAAAAACGCTATTGATGAGAAGGAAGATCCAACTATCTTCCTTACAGAGAAAGAGGAAGACAGAACGACGCGATTTGGTGCAGATAGAGAACGAAATCCTGATCGCTCACGTCATGTGCAGACGAACTGACGTGCGGAATCTCAGGACCTCACAGCGCTGCACAGATCGAGCGCTGCCGGGACGCGATACCTTCCGCCTATCATCCTATTCACTCGCCCGTCTTTGTGTCACAGCGCTGCGTCTGTGAAGGAATAAATTTCCAAAGAACGTGAGACCCGGGCAAAAGGAGAGCGAAATACCCGGGTCTCACGTTGTCGCGTCGATGGCCGAGTGACGCAACCTTACGCTTCTGGCGGAGACAGATTGGTGCCTTCTTCAATCGTAGGCGCCACACCGGTTGGCTTCCAGAAGCCTTTGTATGTGGAGATGGTCGTGACTAGGATCACGAGTGCTGCTTCAATCCAGCGCTCAAAATTCAGGTCACCCTGAAAATACGCTGTTCCTGCACCCGCGAGCAAGCAAGCAAGGAACGCTACTATGGACTGCACTTGCTGGGACCACCGGGACTGCAGGATGATGGAAAGCGCAGGCGGAAGTAGGAACCCTACGATCAGTGCCCACATCTGGAAATTGGTCATTTATCTACCCTCCTTTCCTAACTTGGTGAGTTAGAGAGAAGAACCACAATAACTGTAATTATGAGTCCGAGTACTGCGACAACGCCTCCAGTCACACCGACGATTGCTCCCGTACTAGCTCGTGACTCAACGACCTGAGCTTGCCCACCACGTTGCTCAGCCTGAGCGGTCGTGAGTTTCTCAACGAGTGCGAGCAGTGGGGCCATATCTTCTGCTGCACTCCGAGTCTCAACGACTTGAGCTTTCGAGCCTGCCTGCTCGTACTGAGCACGACGTAGGTCAGCAATGTCCTTCTGCACAGGATCGAGTGCGGCAGCAAGAGCGGTGGCAGCGGCCGCAGCTGCTGCTGCGACCTGTGAGCGCATTGCCTCAGCAGACGCCGTGACCTGTGCCGCAAGTGCAGTCGCGCGAGTCTCTGCTGCCTGTGCCTGCTGGATCACTGCCGCCACATCAACCGCGCGTATTGCGTCAATCCGTGCAGCCTCTGCCTCACGTAGCTCTCTCGCATGGTTGGCTCGTATGTTTGCGATCTCAGAGCGGATCGCAATAAGCTCGTGTAGATGAGAGATTTCTGACTTGAGCCTGTCACGCACACGCTCTGTTTCTGCATCACGTAGATCGTCCTGACGCTTAATCGCTGCCTCAACAAGCTGGAAAACATTAGCTGTAGGGTCGATCACCGGCTCGTTATTCCGATTAGTAGCTGGACCCTGCCCGAATGAGGACTCTGTCACTGACTCTCCCCTTTAGCTCGTGTACTTGATATACCAGACACCACCGACAAGGTGTGCTGGTGCTTCTGTAGGACCTGACCTGTATGCACCAACAGTTAGAATTGGTGCTTCACTAGTTGAATCCTTAGCAGACAGAGGAGCTACTATTGAACCAGCGTTGCCTGTGAAGTTACTGTAATGGAGGACATGGGCATGTCTTGGTGAACGGGCAGCTTCTGCTATTGCATCATTACCCCCAAGAGTTACATCAGCGTGTGTTCCTGCGTTAACTAGTGTACGTCCTCTTGTATCTGGAAGATTGAACGTTGTAGTGCCATTACCTACCCCAAATGGCAACGCTGGTGTCAGGGAATTAAAGTGAGCAAACAGTGCTGCATACGTAGACCGAGACACAGCAACACCATTACACTCAAGGAAACGGTTCTCTACTACTGTCTCAACAGAAGTGAAGTTCGCCACTCGATATATGAGTGAACCTACAGGTAGGATCGCGCGGAGATTATCCCTCACGTGTGCATTGAACTCTGTTGCTCCTGGAAATTCTCCAGGTACCCATGTGCGTGGTTCAGTCCAAGCCATCAGTATGCCACCTTGTTGTCGATGCCGAGTTGATGCGTGCCAAGAATCCAGTACTGGTTAACATCTGCTGGGGACAGTGTCCACGTCGTTGTCCAACGTCCAACAATGTATCTGTGCTGCACATGCTCGATGATTGCCTGGAGGTCATGGAGCAGTACACCCGTGCCCGGTGGATAGATCTTGAACCTAATGCGATCTCCAATTTCTCTCCCCAACGCATGTTCCCACATAGTAGAATCCATCTGAGGCTCGATAACAACCTGCTTGACACGAGTGAATGGCTCTTTGAACAACTGCAGAACCCAGTATGCCTTAATCTCTGCTTCTGTCTCATCAGCAAGGGGGAGTTCTCTTTCGTACGACCTCTGTCTGTGGTGCCCAACAGACGCAGAATCCTGTGCAATGAACTCGGGTCCGTCAGTCACCTTGATGCGGACATGATTGATGATCTGGTCCTTGTCGTCCCCTACATCTGCATCGACCAGAGGCAACTCACCAGGCAGTGGGATGTTAGAGAACGTTGCCTTGACAACATTCAGAGGAGCAGTAGCGCGTGCCAAACGGTCTTTGAATACAACACGACCTTCACCATCAATGTACGTGTGCCCTGACTCTGTAGTTACCATAAGGAAGAGAAGTTCAAGAGCAGATCCTTCTTTCCCCACCCATGCCTGAACAGGGGTCGTACCTATATCAATAACTCTAAGTGAGCGGGGCCACCCGGCAGCATTAAGGATCCTCTCCACACGTGCACCAGTTGTTTCTACAGGAGCATCAATCCTCACTCGCGCCTGTGATAGAGGCTCAAACCCATCAAGAACTGTAACAGGAACCTCATTGACACGACCCTGCCAGTCCTGAGGCCAGTCTTCAATATCACCACGAAATAGTTGGTAAGAGAAACCATCTTTAATAGCACGCAGGCGACATGGTCGTGCAGGAGCTACTTCAGGGGAGTAAGGAGAGGACGGATTTCCTGGGTCAAAGCGCCTGTCCTGGTTGCGTAAACGAGTCTGCAGTAGGCCTGTCTCTGGGTCACGGAAGATGTCTGTTCTTCCCCTCTTGACAGACAACTCTAACTGCCGTGACGTAGCAACAATATCATCAGAGACAGTTGTCCATGTAAATGTAGTACTCGTTGCACGAGAGTATCCGTGGTACTCCACTTTTTCACGCGAAAGGTCATGCTCGTATACCGCAACCTCGTCAATACGCCCATCGAAGAAATTGGTTGGAACCTGTTGAGTTGAAGCACCAACTGTAAGATAAGAGTCGATAGACCTCTTCATCATTACCCATGACTTCGGGAAGTATGCAGCAAGAGCACCGTTGATATAGAGTGAAACAGAGATTTCATTGACAACACATACAACGTGGTATGTAGTTGAAGCAGAGAAACTCTGTGTTGTTGTATAGGTAAAGGTTGTCTCAACTCCATCTACGAGTGCTACCAGTGTGAATTGAAGATACCCATTATTGAGGCGAAAATCAAAGATTGGTGCATCTGTTGTTCTCACACCTCTGGCAATAATTGACCGGATGCCTGTAACAGAATCTGGACGAATGTTAGCCTCAAGGGTTAACAACGTGACATAGTCAGTTACAGTTTCTGGAAAGTCTAGCAATCCCATGTCAAACCCATGGAGAAATCCTGTGGTACCATTGAAGTCATACGAGGAGTCAGAATCCCCAGAAAGAAGTGAACCTGCATTACGCGTGATAGTGCCATTAGTAACAAGATTTAATCTGCCCATCTGGTCAATCACAGATGCAAGACTCTGATCTTCATTTAATCTGTAATAAACAGTAGGGAGATCAAGTGCCACTGCTTCTGTATAAATAGGTCCACCAGAGGAGTTAAAAGACACATCAAGATACAACTCAGGAAGGGTTCCTGCAGCAGCGCCTGCTATAAAAACACTAGCATGATCTAGCCCAAAACCACTGTCAGGTACATTAAGTAGGCTGGAAATATCTACAGATACAATTGCACTGTCAACTCCACTCCCACTGTCAGACCTATTGTGGGAGGCAGATCCAGCTGAAAGAGGAGACTTAAGAAGTACGAGAACTGTCAATGCACTGGCCGCCCTCGACGCTCCTCAACAATGATCGCTTCTCTAATCCTGTCGTTGAGGTCCTGCTCGTAGATAAGGGACCCGTATATGTGCTGATGCACGATAGGAGCCATACTTCCCGTTGTAGACGTCCCACTCCCTGCGAGAGCGTACCCACCCCCTGCTGTAGGTTGCATCGCGCCTGCGAGTGCGAGAGCTGCACGCTCAACAGGACTCTTGTCAAGTCCTGAGACAAGTGTGGATCCAAACGATTTCCACCACTTGTCAAGATCAGACATCGGGCCTTCCTTCGTCGGACTCGCTGTGCGCAAGATACGAGACACCTTATTCGCCATCTCTGTAGCAGCAGCAATAACTGCTGCCATTGAGTCTCTAAGACCTTGAGCAAAGTTCTCACCGACAACTGAACCTGCATCTCTATAGGAGATGCCATACGAGTGAAGAAGGGCGATGATCTTATCCTGTGTCTTTTTATGCTGCTGTGGATGCTTCAGGAGGTACTCCATGAGATTTTCAAGTTCTTTCTCAAGATGCCGTTTCTGAATACCTCTGCGTGCCTCGTAATTCGTGCGCTCTTTCTCTGCCTGCCTTTCAAGTTTCGCCCTTTTCTGCTCGTACATGAGATCATCCCATGAACGCTGAGCGTTCAGAAGTGCTGACTCCCTACGGTCGAGTTCAGCCTGTGCATCTTCTGGAGAAGAGAAGGAAGCAGCATCGAAGGAAGCCATGTCGTCTTTCGCCTTCTGCAGTTCTGTGCGTGCCTCACTAAGGCGTCTCTTGAATTCCTCTGCATCATGCTTCGACACAAGATTATCTAGGAGACGCTCAGACCTGGTCCTGTGTGCAGATGTAATTGCATCGAACGCGTCGAGAGCATCAGATGCCATCTGTGCGAATGCATCCTTGAACTTGGACTGGAATTCCTCCACTACCTGACGCCCAGCTTCAAGAGCCTTTTTCAGTGACTCAGAAATCTTGTCTGGGAGATCATTCGTTCCAAGAAGGAAACCCATGATAATACCATCGCCAATAGGCTTACCTATTTTGTCAGCGAAGAGTTTAGAAGGGGATCCAATACCTAGGAAACTTGTTGCTGAATCAAGTGCAGACTGCGCTGCACCTTTCACTGCACCAGCAAGACGCCCTGGCAGGCCTGCGATACCTGAGATGATTCCATCCGCAATTGCCCTTCCGATTGCTGCAGCTGCACCACCAACCCAACCAACAACAGATGCAATTGCTGATGCTGTACCACTCTTGATCTTGTCCCACAACCAGCCTGCAAGGCTAGCAATCCCGTTCCCAATACCTGTAAGGATTGCTTTACCTATAGCAACAGCAAGACCAAGCACTGCAGGAACCAACTTGGTCAGAGTATTCCAGATGAGACGGATGATCGTGCCAAGGATCCCGTCAACAATCTGCTTGATCCCCTCCCACGCGCGACCCCAGTCACCTTTGATAATCCCCATCACAAGATTAATGACGCCTTCCACGTACGTCATATAACCCTTAACAAGGATCAGGATATTGCCAAGCACTGCCTCAATGACTGAACGGATCTTATCCCAATTCTGGATTGCAAAATTGAGGATCCTTCCGAATGTCTGCTCCCAATAGAGCCTCACCAGGCTAAGGTACGTCTGGACAATCTCTACTATGCTTCCCCAGTGTGTGCGGATAGCATCGACAACCTCCATGATGATTGGAAGTACATTCTCCTTAATCCAAGAGAATGTCGAATCGACAATCTTACGGAACGTCTCTGATTTCTGGTAGGCAAGGAAGAATGCAGCACCAAGAGCGACGAGTGCAGCTGCTGCAAGAACAAACGGGTTCATCAGCATCGTTGCGTTCAGAGCGAGCATAGCGATCTTCATTGCCTGAACCATGGCGATGATCTTGGTCATGACGAACATACCAGTGAGGGCACCTGCAAGTGCGACAAGTGCGTACTGCAGTAGATCTGAACCCCTCACGAGTTCGATAACCCACACAACCCCACCCTTGATCGCTGAGAAGAACCCGATGATCTTCTGAGGATCAATTGCTGCAATGAAGTTAGCGAACGCTCTGACTACTGCTGTCACCGATGGTAACATCGCTGTGCCCAACTGAATGGCGAGTGTCTCAGCAGCTGATCCCACAGCGCCAAGAGCACCGTTGAGGCCTTTGGTACGAGCTTCTGCCATCTTCTGCGCTGCGTTTGTACCTGTGATCTCCTTCCGGTACTTCTTGTATGCCTCTGCACCCTCCCCCATCAAGATCCGCATTGCCTGGTTCGCGCGAACACCAAAGATCGTGGTGAGTGCCTGTTCTCTCTGCTCCTGTGTCAGATTTGAGAGGCCGTCCTGGAACTCGCCAATGATCGCAGGCATAGATTTCATGTTACCTGCTGAGTCGAAGATCTCCATGTTGTACTTCTTCATGACAGCAGCTGCTTTATCTGTTGGAGAGGTCAACCTGATCAGCATGGTCTTCAGTGCTGTGCCTGCGTACTCTCCGCTCAGTGCATTATCCGCAAGTACAGAGAGGGATGCAACAAGATCCTCCATAGGCATACCTACGCCATGGAACTGTGCTGCTGCATTCTGCATGCCGAGAGCGAGGTCTGTGATCTCAGCAGTTGACTTGTTAGCGCCTGCTGCAAACAGGTTCGCGACCCTGGTCGACTGGCTCCCCTGCATGTCGAACGCTTGCAGCGCTCGTGCGACGAGTGTTGCTGAGTCTGCAAACCCGATGTTCGCGGCAAGGCCCAACTGCAGAGTACCTCTAGTTGCAGCCAGTGTCCTGTTAACACCCAAGCCACCCTTACTCAGCTCAACCATAGCGTCAGCAGCATCCTTGGCTGACACATTTGGAAGTTTGAAGTCACCACCGAGAGCAATCGCTTCATCCCCAAGCGATTTCATCTGTGCCTCTGTTGCGCCAGACACAGCCTGGAGAATGTTCATGCTCTGTTCAAAGTTACCAGCTGCACGCAAGGATAGGATCCCGATACCTGTAGTAGCCAGACCTATCCCAGCGAATATGCGGGAGGCTACCCCACCAGTCCTGATCATGGAGGAGTTCATAATAGCCATTGAACGGTAGAACCCGGAGGTATCTGCCGTTACTCTAGCTACCAGTTGCGCGACGGTCAGCGCCACCTACGTCGTCCTCTCTTGTTTTGCTGCGCTTCTGCGTGTGCCTCTGCGTCCATTGCCATCGTGGCAATTTCGATCCAGGCTACAGACCGTTCTAGCAGTTCCCATGGCATGCACTTGTAATACTGTGCTGCTCTGATTACGAGGTACCACTGAGGGATTTCTCCGGTAGCTCCTCCTGTGGCGAGGAACTTTCGGAGCTGTCGTCCTTCGGATCTTTTGGGCGCACATCATTCATCATGGATGCAAAGATGAACCCAAGGGCAGGAAGAGGAACCAACCGCAAACCTTCTGTGGTTGCAGGAACCTTCTGCACCTCTCCTGTTGGATTGCCATCTTCATCTACAACATCCATCTCTAGATCCCAATCCACAAGAATCAGAGATAGCATGTCCAAGATAGCGCCCGCTTCTGAATTGTCTCTGATCCCTGACTGAACTGACTCCACCACGTCGATGGTGAGTTCTCCAGGCTTGTAGTCAATCCACATCTGGCCTGGCTCAAACCCATCTTCTTCCTTGAAGATGATATCCACGTGACGGACACCACCTTTGAGTGCTGCAACTTTCATCTAGCTCTCCTTTTGCACCTGAAGGTTACTGATCAGTCGCGAGTAGCGTTGTCTCGTCTTTGCGCGACTCCTCCAACGGAACCTCAGGCGCTGAAAGTTCCGCAGGTTCAAACCCTTCCTCGGCCGGGAAGCGGTTCGGATCGTCTTCGTACCTCACACGATCCTCATCTGCAACTGGCGTAGACGCAGGCTCAGGTGCAGGCTCCTGGTACTCGTCCTCGTATTCACCCATTAGAGTGTAGTCTCCTTGTTAACTAGATTAATGTCGAAGCCCTTGCCCCACGCTCCGTCAAACACCATCTCAAACGTCCACTCGATGGCATACACGCCATCCTCGTCCTGGAAGTCCCCAACCTCTCCGACCTTGACTGCTGCGTCAATCTCTAGAGAGTAGGGCTCAGTTGCTGCACCTGCGAGCTGAGGTGAGGTAGCAGAGATCTTGACGAACTTCGTATCCCCTGCCCTCATCTGCCCGAGCTGCGTCATTCCTTCAGCATCCGCCTCCATCAGAAGCGTCAACTGTGCTGTCGGCTCAGACTCAACATGCGCTGCGAACGAGGCCAGCGTTGAGTTGAGAACCCACACAGGATTGAACCTGTCACCGAGTGTCCACGTTGCCTCCAGGACACGCAGCAACTTTGTCGTACCAAGAGCACCGAACGTAGGATCAAGGAACACGTCGATGTCTGTCGGAAGGATCGGGAGCTGGGGAGGCGTAACAGGTGCACCCGTGAGTGCAATGTTGTCAGAAAGCCTCTGACCGATCATTGCACCGCCGACCTCGATGCCATCCCTGTTGAATGTCAACTCAAGCTCTGTCACCAAGCCGTAGTTGAACTTGTGGGCACGAACCACACCACCCTGCTCCACTGTCATCGTCTTAACAGTGTCTTCTGCAGATGCAGCGGACGTGAAGTTCCACCTACGCGCTGACGTATCAACTGTCGTAGGTGCTCCAGGAGCCACAATGAGGGAGGAGAAGAACCAGAGGAGCTCTGTGTACGAACCCACCCCTTCGATATCTGCCTCGACCCACTCCTTACCTGGAGTGACGATGGTGTTGTATTTGGAGCCCATCGGCCTGAACACGACAGGATCCATCTGGACAGCGGGAGTGATCCCGATAGAGACAAACTTCTTGTTAGCTGCGACGTTCGTCCCCGGTACTGTCTCAATACCGACTTGAACGCCCTGAGTTAGAGACGATCGTTCAGCCATTACCTGTCCTCCTTAAGGGACTGGACCTCAGTATACGATCTACAAGAGCACTTCCTAGTCACGGAGCTTGCACCATAGTTCTGTAGACACCCCCTGCATGGCGATACATAACGCCACTGTCCTCTGGTTCTAGTAGCGAGAAAGGTTCCATCCTCACACAGGAGAGAACAATGATGTTTGCTGTTGCACCGTTCTTGTTATGAAGTGCTGTGTCAAGTGCATCTGCTAGTGGTACTATTGGAGAAATAAGGTGCCCCTCGTTGACGACAACGATGAGCCAGTCAAGGCGGACCATGATCCTTTCGCGCTCGTCACCAACTCCACGGATATCATGGCGCGACTGCACAGATGCTCTCACTGCCGGCAAATCCCTATCTGCAGGAATCAAATCCATGTAGAACTGCAAAGCGTTCGGAGGCACAATCGCCTCTACCTTCTCCCGAAGCCACTCTGCTGTGTGGAATTCCTCGTTCATCAGAATTTACCGAACAGTCCTTTCCCCATCTCCAAGAAGTATTCGTCCCTGTGCTGGTCAATCGCCTTGGACAAGAAGAAGCGTGGACCCATCTTGTAGGTCCCGTACTCCACGTAAGCTGCATACGATGCATCGAACCTGACTTCAGCCGTCTTGCCTGTCGCAATGGATACTGTACTTCCCGAGTTGCGAAGTTCACCTGTCACATATGGAGCATTTCTCTTCGCTGTTGTAAGGATCTTGTCTGCAGTTCGTTTAGGGACGGACCTGCTATTAGCCTCCACGAAGGCTATAAGAGCAGGAATGCGATTCATAACCACAATGAATCCTCCGCCACCTCTAGCCATTAGACGAGTGACTCCGGCCTGACAACAATCAAAAGATCTGAACGGTAGTGCAGCCTAGTTGGCTCAGGCCCAGCCTCACGTCCATGTGAAGACCAGATTGACGCTGCTGCGCTACCATTCTTTCTACAGATTGTCACGTGTTTAGTGTTCCACAGAGATGAGCCAAAGATTGCGAGATCACCGACAAAGAAGAAATCACGATCCAGGGGCACATTTCTCTTCTTGTTGTGAGACAGCAAGGTTCCAGTGTAACCGTATCCGTTGTAACCCATACCATTGGGGTCACGCACCGGGAACACTGTGTACCTGTCTGCCCAGAAAAGTGCAGACGTCACGTACCCAGAACAATCAGCTGACCACTCCTGTCCAGGTGACATGCCAAGATGAGTCATCGGACGATTCTGTGAGTAGTGGATGCGGCCACGTGTGTTCTCACACCTCTCACAGTACCTGCGGATGAGATCTCGTGCAATCTTCTTTTCAGTCGGACTCAGCATCATCGTCCTCTTCCTGACCTGGTGCGTCTTCTATCTCTGTGGGAGTGACCTTGGTAGGCACCATCTCTGTGCCTTCTTTGGCCTCCTGGTCGTCCCCTTCATCTCTTGGTGCCTCTGTAAGGATTGGCATTTTCTCTCCTTTAGATGTGATGCTCACCCAACGAGGTTGCAATCAGCATTCTCTCAACCTCGTGTGTCTCAGGCGCCATCACTGCTGTCACCCGCATGTGCTCATTACCCTTTGACCAGATAATGAGATGATCACCTACACGCACATCAGTACCTGAAGGCACGTACACGATGAACGAGGTAGCAGCCCTCTCCGCACTAAACATCTGGATTGTCTGCTCGTGACCAGCACCTGTCTCTACAGTGCAGGAGATCGAGTCGTGCACCATTGCCTCTGTTCCACCTGAACCACCGTAGGGATCATCTACAGTTGTCGTCCTGTAGATGTCACACCTGTCAGGCATCCATACAACTGCCTCTTCTTGGAGGAGACCTAGTTCCTCAGCAGTCAGCGACATAAGAAGAGTTCCAGTTGTTAGGAATGTCCTCAAGCCTGCTACCTGACTCAGACGCGAGCCTGATAGCACTGAGTTGTGCTTTACCCATAAACTTGCGGTGGAGTTCCATGCAGTGCTCGTAGAACATGTTTCGGGAGAACATCTTTCCACCTGCCATGAACAGGTAGCGGTTAGCAAGTCGGGTGGACTTGATCAACCACGCTTGAGCTACAGCGTAATTGGCATCATACGTGTCTTCCCAGCCTACTGTATCTGGCCGCACACCATTGATATCCAGGCGTCTCGACATATCAAGGATCACCTGGATATCAGCCTCACCCAGGACAGGCTCAGTGTTCAGATCACCGAACGTACTGAGCCTGGCCCGGGTGGAAGCTTCGTTCATGATTCTGGTGCTGACTTCTTCGACTTCTTCACACTGGAGTCAGCTGCATGAGGCTGTTCTGGTTTCTCTGCTGCCTGACCACCTGCTGCAGGATTCATGAACTGCTTGTTTGCCTCTGCCTGATGTGCAGCGAGCTCCTCAGGATCGAGGTCCTTGTCGCCACCAAGCGATGCTCCATCACTTGGAACGTAACCGAGTGCCTCCTCGATGTCTTTCTTCGCCTGTACCTGACTCTGTCCTAGGTCTTCTACCTTTTCGGGCATCTAGTTCTCCTGACCTTTGATCCGTCCCCGACTCGTCAGTGGTGCCCAGAACTTCTTTGTCCGAGCAGCACGTGACGGGTCCGGAGTGAGTTTCGCCTGCAGTTGACGCTGGAACTCCTCACGACGTTCCTCCGCCGCAAGGTGTTCCAGCGCCTTCTGCTCTTCTTCCGTCAGTGCCATCGTTACCCGAGGTGCATGGACCTCGTGAGACGGTGCACTGCTTCTGTGCGCTTCGACAGATCTGCCTGAGCAGACGTAGATACGAGAGCACAACCTGCAGCAAGGAACCCGTATGCATCAGCCGTCGTGTCGTCAAGCGCGAGCACTGTCGTCTTACGAGCGACAGCAACCTGTGCATTGACGGTGACGTTTGCTGCTGTCGGGTTTGCAATTGCAACGTTGACTACAGCCATTAAGCCACCTTCCTTTGTTGAGCTTCCTCAATGAAAGCAAGGCATTCTTCTGCCTTACCCTGCCTTCTCTGACCAAACTGAAACATCAGAAGTTTCAACACTCGACATACAGTTTCTCTTGAACCTGTGTGCCATGTGTAGCAAGGCTTGCAAAGTTCTCCATTCTTCTTAGGATACCTTTTATCGGCGTAGATCTCTCCACAACCAACAATGCTTTGAAACCTCTGAAGAACATCTTGGTCAGTGGAAGACACTCGCAAGGCTTGTGAAGGCCACGGATACTTAAGGGTGCCTCGGTAGAGGTAAATTGTACCTTCACCCCCAAACAGGCCTGCTGCCCAAGCGATGTCTTCCTTAGATGGCACTAGGGAGCTCTCAACACTGCGAACGGATACCTATTGGCCTCCGTCAGCTGCTCATAGTTGATGGGGTTCGGGACCTGCCACGCATACCTGGCGACCACACGCAGAGCAACCATGTCCTGCTGGGCCAGGTTGTAGACAATTGCACCAACGTTGTCCTGGATGACTGCTTCTGTCAGGATCTTGTAGGTGATGTCTTGCCGAACTGCGAGGATCCCCTGGGTCCAGTCACCGGCGAACATTTCCGCCGAACCGACACCCGAAGGCCACAGGCCGGGCATTGCGTAGATCAGAGGCGAACCCTCGATGGACGAGTTGCTCACGTCGAGGAGCTTCTGACCTGTCGTGTCACGGGCAGAACGGAGACGCGCCTTGTACGTCGTCCGTGTCACAAACCCGTTAGGATCAAACCCATCCGCCTCAAGGAGGCCCATGAGCTGGTTGAGGTCTTCTGCAATGCCACCCTGAGCAGCAGTCGCAGTACCTCGGTTGTACGTGTTACCAGCAGCGCTTGCTGCCGTTGCGATGTCTACGGGCCAAGAAGCCGGCTTGTTCGTCCCGAAGAAGATTGCAGCGTCAAGTGCGCGCCCAATTGCTTCCTCCAGACGAGGCCGAATCTCTCCCCAGACGTCGAACCCTGCATCGTCCAGAACCGCTTCCGGAATCGGGACGATGGCAGCGATCTCTTCCGCGAAGAGGAACTTGTTACCCCATGCCATCTCAGTCGTCTGCTTCAGACCTGTGTCGCCGTTGACAAAGTATGCCGTCGGCAGCGCTGCAAGAACAGGCATCCGCTGCTGATTGGTGGACATTGTCACACGACGGAACAAGCGGAGAGCAGCAGACTGGTCAACCACGTTCTCGATGATCTCACGCGACACGTCCTCAGGGATGAGGGCGGTAACGTTAGATCGAGCGATCAGGTTGTTATAAGCCATCTGTTGCCTCTCTGTTCCGGGTTACCGCCCTGCGGCTGCTCGCAGCATGGCGTTCATATCACCTGATGCAGTTTCACGATCTCCGCCGGCACCTCCGTCACCTCCACCAGGAACCTTGCCAAGGAGAAATGGCTTCTCCTTCACCAGGGTGCGGAGTGACTCTTCAAGTTCACGCTCATCGTCAGGATCAGAGATCTGTTCCCAGTCGAGAAGACGGGCAGCGTCAGCGCGTGCTTCACGCACGATGCCAACGCGAGATGCGAGTACTTCCACCCGCAACTTCCTGACCGCTTCTCTTTCTGACTTCAGGTCCTGCTCGGCCTTCACTGCTCGATCACGCTCCTTCTGGAGGTCCGTCTTGTCCTCATCCTCACGAGACTGCAGCGCATCCTGAGCTTTGCGGAGTTCCCTACGGTACTTCGCAGCCTCACGATTCACCTTCGCAAGTTCGGATCGTGGAACTAGATCATCTTGGCTACCTGAGCCTGTGTCGCCCCCCGGGGGCGTATCCTCGCCCTGACCATCATCGTCAGGATCCGGATCGTCTCCGCCGCCTGAACCACCTGGGTCATCTGTGCGGTAGAGAAAGAGTTGCCTCTTCTTCATGGTACGTGCTCTCCTTCCTGCTTGTCAACTACAAAGCACTTGCATTAACTGGGTGTAGTAGAATGATCACCCCTTTTCCGACTGTCTGGATAAGATCTGGATTTTGGTCCATCTTCTTCACTTTGGTGTCGTAGAGAAGTGCGCGACCCGTAAGGCCTGTGCAGTCACTTGGAGTCAACTTGACTTGACACCTGCCTGTGCCAGGATCTACATCCACAATTCCACCACCACCTCTGGTCACAGCAATAGCAGCATCAACGTCAGAGTCACTACGTGTGTACTTCGCTGTAAACCACACCTCATCACCAGTATCAAGATCCGTGTTGAGGTCAATCTCGTAGACGTTACTTTCGCCGACGACGAGTTCCAGAGTTGTTGTCAAAAGAGTCATTCTACCTTCCTGATTGTAGAAGTGAGCCTCTCAGCACTCAATGTTCCAGAAGAGAGTGGGGCTGCTGTGGTGCCTGTTGTCCCCTCGATTTCGTAAATAACCGCTGTAACTGGGACCCAAGGTGTACCTACAGACACAACAGAAATATCTGTCACTAGTACAACACCATCTGAGCCTGCCACACTCGCGATCAGGAGTACGAGATCTGTACCTGCACCAACCTCGATGACCTCAATGAATACAGTGCCAGGTACGACAACATCATCCCCTGTACCTGTATCTGAGAGTGGCATTGAAACAGATACAATTGCTGTGTCACTACCCACCCCTGCGTCTACTCCTGCGCGTGCCTCAACAGCTCCCACAAACGCTGCATCTACTCCCACTCCTGCATCTATTACTGCAGCAACAGCAACAAGTGCCGCGACGTCTTGAGTGCTAACAGGCGAGTCAACAAGGGTGTAGGTTGCGACATGGACTACGTCTTCCTGTGTCAGAGCGCCTGCGTCAACGAGAGACTGCGCAACATGTAGTGCTGCTGCGTCATCGCCTGTGCCTACATCGTCGTCTGTGACCTGAGCACCGGCAACTGTGACAACTGCTATATCTGTGCCTGCGGCAGTGTCTGTGAGCGAGTACTGTGCAGTGAGTACTGATACATCTGCACCAGTTCCCTCATCAGTACCAGTGAGAACATCCTCAGAGACAAGTGCTGCAACATCAGTACCAGTCGCGCTGTCTTCTGCCAATGCAAGTGCTACTAGCTGAACATCATCTGCCCCAGTACCTTCTTCTGTAACTGCATACGACTGTGAGACAACAGAGGTATCCGCTCCTACACCAGATTCCACAACCGCGTAAGCTTGCGCGAGGGTGGATGTGTCGTCCCCTGCCCCTGTATCAGTTACAGTGTGTGCTTGGTCGATAGAAGATGTCTCTGCCCCAGAGCCTGTGTCTGTAAGTGGGTAGTTAAAGAATGAGGAAGAAACATCATCGCCCAGACCAGCCTCAACAACAGAGAAAGAAATACCTACAGAAGAAACATCTGCCCCTGTTCCTGTATCTGTAGCAGAAGCACTAGCAACAAGAGATGAATTGTCAGTACCTGCACCTGTATCTGTTGGTGCATAAACACTCATGAGTGTTAGTGTCTCTGTCCCCACCCCAGTATCTGTGACTGGATAGTTACGGAACACAGAGGATACATCGTTACCTGTACCTGCCTCAACAAGTGCGTACTGAGCTGCTAGCCCTACGTTGTCAGTACCTGTACCTGTATCCACTAGCGCACGTGCTAGAGCTGAAACTACATCAGCACCTACGCCTGCCTCTGTGCGGGGCAATGCCACTGTCTCAGAAGATGCATCTGTGCCTGCCCCTGAATCAGTTGCGGATATAGGTGTTGTAGAAACTCCTTCTGGTATCTCTAGTGAGACCTCAGCAACCTCAAAGACAATTGCACCGCCACCAGCCGCATAACCCCAAATCCTGATTTCAAGATCTGAGTAATCTGTAATATCCTCTGCGTCTATCTCTGCAATTGCCAACTCATAGTTAGCAAGAGATGTCGTAAGTGCAGATGACTCGAGGTCCCCAGACCTATTTGTTGCCCCCTCATAAAGAGCTACACGCATCTTCCCTGCACCTGAAGTGACACGGGCACGTATCTTAATCTTGTGCCCAGTTCGTACATCAGGCGTGTTACCTGAGGCAAGGGAGAGACGAGCAACAGCCGTCGAGGTTGGAGTCGGTACGGGGTGGATGACAATCGTCTGTGCCCGCCAGGCACCAGTGGCAATAGTGAATGTTCCAGGATCAGAGGTAGCGGTCGTAGAGGCGAGATGGGCTGTGGCGACCATGCCTGCGAGGTTTGAGCCAGCGGTGCCGCATGCCTTCTGGCGTAGCGACCCGAAGCCTGCAGGTGCAGCAGAGACCCAGGTGTCGTCGTCAGCTTCCTCACCAGCACGCCCGAAGCAAGCGATGGTGAGGATGTCTTTCGACCCGCCCGTGACTGACACAGATGGCGGGTTGGGGGTCGTGGAAGAACCTGTAGCCGTGGTGCCGACCTGTGGTGCTTGTGTGGCAAACGCTGCCTGCCCCGAAACCTCGTACACGATCCAGGCACCCCTCGTAGCCGAGGATAGGGTGAACGTAGTAGTGGCGCCCTCGGTGCCGTCGCACTCCTTGACCGCGATGTAGAGGCCAAGGACGATGGCCTCGTCCAGTAGCTCGTTCCACCCGGTCAAGGCGTTGACGGTGGGAGTCGTTCCGGCGGACCCCTTGCTCATGACCGCCACAAACATGTTCCCGGCGGTCCCTGCAGGCAGGTTGACGACGTGCGAGGTACTCGCCGTCGAGATAGCGGTCTCTGTGGGAGTGCCGACTACTGCGGGAGAAGCCATCAGTCAGGTCTCCGTGCGTGTGCCGACTACTGCGGGAGAAGCCATCAGTCAGGTCTCCGTGCGTGCGCTACGGGAGGCTCGTGGTAGCAGATGGGATGCTGCTCTGGATTCTCCGCCCTAAGCACGACCGCAATTGCCTCGCCAACAGCGCCGTCGATTATCTGCCACTCGACCCCTTCCCAGGCGTCCGGCAGATCTGGGTACCCACGGACGAGCCGGTCAGAGAACTTCGTGCAACCCAGACCGCTCGACAACAACCCACCGTCGGGATAGTGGAAGATGCACCAGTCCCTCGGGCAGTCCCACAGCTGAGCGACTGCCCCGCACCAGGGAGCAACGTCATGCTCGACAATCACGAACCCTTTACCTCGCCCCCAAAGTTCAGCGACGAACCTTCCGTAACCTAGTTTGTCCTCTGCGGGAAACGTCTCGTACGCTACGCACTCCGCAGTTAGCACTAGTTCGGCGACGTTTGACATCCCCGAGTAGATCGGAATATAGACCTTCATTAACCAACACCAAGTGTCATCATGGAAGAAGAGGTATTATCGCCACCGCCACCACCTGCACCAGCTGGTCCTGGGTATCCAGTGTTATTGAGAGCTACATCGTCAACCCATGTCGAACTACCAACTGTAGTAGCAGCTGTACCACCGATGATAGCAGATACAACCTGAGTCCCAGTGTTGCAGTTCGTCATGCCAAACGTAACAAGAGGTGAAGTAGAATCTGCCTGGAATAGCTTGCACTCGACAACACCTACAGTAACTGAGCAGAGAATGAACCACTCAATACGCACCCACTCATTCACAGGCACAAGGACTGTATCTGATGACCCTACAGGTCCTAGGGTTGAATCAAAGATGTGAAGTTCACCGTCTGAGTTCCAGCGAACTAGCGTGTTTGTCACATCACCTACATCCTGCATCTGCACTAACCAAAGACCATCTGGTGTTGGTGTGGCAGTGCGGTAAGCGTAGAGACGACCCCAAACCTGCGTTTGCGCTCCCATCGAGGTATTCCACCCAAAGTACGCACCGTTTGCCCCTGAGTGGTCGATACGAGCTGAAAGATTTCCATGTGCCGCGCGAGCGTTGTCGTACTTGATTACGGATGGCGAGATTATGTTCTCAACGTCGAACGCATTGCCCGCTGACCCATCACCTGAGTTAACCGCAGTTAAATCAGTCTCGTCAGGTAGAACTGTCTCAAAAGAGTTTAATAGTGGAAGTGCCATCTATGCGCCCGTCGCTGTTATAACTGTCGCGTCACTTGAGTCGTTCACCTTTGAGAACAGTGGAGTAGTTGTCCAACCAGTCGTCACAACATCTGCGTCAGGCAGAAGCGTTTGTATCACACCAGAGAGACCAATATTGTAGAGATTGAGAATGTCGGCTCCAGAGAGGATGCTCGGGAAGAACGCTTCGTGGGAGATTCTCCCTCCGAACGGATCTGCGTTGGTTCCGCCACCACCCCACGTCCCCCACATAACATCGCCAGGAGCATTGAAACCGCTGCCATTGGTCTTGGTACCTTGTGAGACACCGTTAATGAACAACTCCGAACCAAAGGTAGAATTGTTGTAGGTGAGTGCCCACATGAACTCACTCGCGGTTGGAATAGGGGTACCAGTCCAGGTAACTCCGCCCCCGCCAGTATCAGGGAACCAACTACACGTCTGCACACCTGTATTGCAACGCAGGAGGACTGAGTCACCACCAACAAGGCAGTGGTTACCAGTTGTACTTGCCCGCCTTGCCCAGCCCACCGCTGTAAGCGAACCTGTCCACCCAGCAAATGTCGTGTCAATGGCCCCACCTGTGCCAATTGTGAGAGAGAAAACAGATGGTTCAGCTGCCAGGAGACTTGCCTGCTGGTACGTGATCGGATCGTACAGAGTACCATCACGACTGTTTGAAGAACTGTCATCCGCTGTTCCCGCAGCAGCTTCCTGTAACTCTAGAAACTGTGCCGGAGAAAGCGCGAGTACCGCAGTCGAGTAAGCACCCACTTACTGAATCCCAACTACAAACAACCCATCCGCGAAAGCACCGTAAGCAGCATACGCTGGAGCTGGAACATAAGCAGCTGGAAATCCACCTGTAGTGGGGAGAGGCTGAGAACCTGCCGCGACCCCTGCTGTTCCCTTAACTGGAATGTTGTGGAACACATTGCGGGTAGTATTCGTCGTCAGACAGTTTGGTCCCCAAGCGTCACCACTTGAGTAACCTGCTGAAAAGATATTGTCGGTGATCGTTGGAGCTGTTGCAACTCCTGTATGGAAAAAGCGGAAGGACGGATTACCCCGTCGGTCGAAAAAGGTATTCTTGTAGAAGTTCATAAACAAGCCACCTGACATGTTCGCGATCTGCGCGTAGTCAGGGTCGTGGTCATCAAAGATATTGTGGTGGATGACTTGCGCCTGCCTCTGTGTAGCACCAGCGAAGTCAGAGAATGATCCTGCACCCCCGTCAAAGAAGTTATGGTGGATGTGACAGGAACTCGTTGCAAGTTCAAGTGCATAGTTCGCTTGATTATCTGAGGTTTCGTGTTGGTTGATAATGTCAAAGTGGTTATGGTGAATGTCATAACGGTACTGCCCTGCAGGTAGTGGGCCACCGTTATTTGATGGCAAGGACACCGTGCGGTTGAAGTAACAGTTCCGGATCGTCACATTCAAGGGAGTAGTGCCCCACATCTCAAAGCAGATGAGTGGCCAGGAGACGAGGAAACCATTATCGCCGTCGTAGTAACAGTTGAGGTTGTAGAACTCAACGTTGGTCATGTAGCCAACTCCACCCTTGACACCCATGCCGTTGTTATCTGACATAGTGCAGTCGTGGATAGAGCAATCCATTGCGTTCACGATCCCGAAAGTGCCTGTGTAGTAATCTGCGAACAACCCAGTAGAGTTACGGAAGATGGAGTTCTTAACCTCACAGTTCCAAACTGTGTTGAGAGTAGCAGCTCCTCCTAGAGCTGGGTCTCCTCTAAAGTTCTCAGAACGAATAGCATCAATGGTCAGACCACGCACATTCTGTACAAGCAAACCCATACGACCAGCTGTTCTGTTCTGACCATCAAGTTTAATTGCTGCAAGAGTTTGAATGTTATCTAGAGAGTTGTTATTAAGGTAGCGAATAAGTGGATCAGCGCTACCCCTGATCACAGTTGCATCACCAGCTCCGTAGATACTGACATTCTTAGGAACCTGCACTGTGGTATTCTCTGTATAAGTTCCTGCCTCCATGCTGATAACCGCACCTTCAGGGGCAACGCTGCATGCCTTAAATAGAGTACGGTAAGGAGACCCTTGAGAACCTGTTCCTGTTGTGTCATTACCAGACGGTGAGACAAAAATAGATCCTACTGGTGCTGGGGGTAGTGGAATTACTGGTGCTGAACCTAAATCAGTAACGCTCATGTGCATCCTTCCAGCAGCGACGAGCGCATCTCCGTGCGGAGTAGCCATAGTTGGGATAGCAACAGCAGAATCTCCCTTGTCATAGGCGAGAACAGCGTTGCGGTACGTTCGCCACTTAGGAGCGTCCCCATTGGGGTTCGCCTGCTCCCACTTCTTGTGAGTAGACGACGCCTGCTCCCGAGGGACATACACGTCAGGGAAAAGTCTTCGTGGATCCATTGCATCCTTTCTAGACCTCGACGTACACGCCACTTATATCGGTACTTGAACCTGCACCAGTCGTCACTGTAAGGGACTGGCCAACCCCTGTCTCAAACCAACCTACTGGATTAAAAGGAAGCACCTGGCCTCCATTAGCACCTGCAGGGATGACATGCTTACGTGTTGTACCAGCTGCCTCAAATGTCGAAGTTGTTGCTACTCCTGCACACTGTAGAACCAAGGCAAGGATACGAAGCTTCTTACCTGCTACAGCAGCAATCAACTCTTCATCTGTATCTGATGCCACAACTGTCTCTGAAAAGTACTTCGGTGTCAGAGTAGTCAATGCACTCATCAGAGCATCTGTCTGCAAAGCAACAGCTATCGAATGTGTAGTTCTTGATGCTGCAGGGGCAGTGACAGGAAGTGGGTTAACCAAAGAAGTATCCACGGCAGCACCTTCCTGCCCATGTTGGATTTTGATTCTCTGGTGCCAAACACCCCCAATGTCATCAGCAGCAATAGGTGTCCCTGCACCTGCAGTTATAGGTACATTGTCAGCCACTAGAATTCCTTACGTGATAGTGATTGAAGCTGTGAGCGTCCAAGTACCAGTAGCTTTCGTACCAAGGGACTCGACCTTACGGTTGAGATTCTTGTTCCGCGTAACACCGTTCCGCACACCCCACTCTTGCCACGCCCAGTTCGCTTCACCTGACGTGAAGTCAGATCTGAAGTCCACTGTCTGGTTCGTGCGGATCGGATACGTCGCGACCATGGCCTTGAACAGCTTGTTTGTTGCAGCCTGCAGATCCGTCTGCGTTGCAGCAGCAGCTGTTGCTGAATCCCCAACACCGATGTCTGCATTCGCATTGTTGTACGCCGTGGTGCCTCCAGCTGCAATTGCGAGGTCCCACAACTCCTGGATCCCCTCATTCAGCAGAAGATTGCCCTTAACACACTCGACCTGAGGCACTAGTCCAAGCTTCCTCAACTCCTCTGACGTGACACCCACAGCAACACGGATGTAGTTCTTGGCAAGCACGTACGCAGGGACGTATGTCTGCGCAATGTTGTCCCACGTCATATCTCCAGAGAAGATCTTCTTGTAACCGTCCACCACGTGTGTCAGACCTTGCGCAAGAAGCGACTCACGTGCGAAGTCAACCTGGTCCTCATCCCACTTCTCACAGATCCACAGAGTATTGAACTCCCCTGCATCTGCCTGCCCCTGTGCAACTGCAACAGAAGCGCCTTCAATACCACGTGCTACATCCACTACTGCCTCCTAACGCCTTGCGTCCCTGGGGGACGAGGACGCGGTTGCCCATTCGGGTTTGTTGCTGCCGCATTGGGCGGCTCTTGATCTGCCTTCATTAGCGCCTGACGCTCTGAATCAGCATCTGACTCTTCTAGCATACGCATGATCGTATCATCGTCATACCCCAGTTCTTTCAGAATCTGGGAACGTGACACGCCAACAGCCTTCTTCTTGACTGCTGTGTCTGCGATCTCGGAATCAGAGCGGGGAGACGCATCCTTCCACTCGACTTCAAGCTTCAAGTCGTCAGATGGTGACGGACCATCAATCTCCATGCAGAAGAGCATGACATCCTGCCAGACATTACCGTATGCCGTCTGGCGATCAGAGATCTTCTTAATAAACCTGGCTTCTGCTGACTTCATCGCCTCACCAGAGGGGAAATCTCCCTCAACGATATAGAAGTAGTGAAGCGGCGTGCCAGACACTCTAGCTGCCGATGCCCAGAATTTCTCTTGCACCTTGAGAAACTGCGTGAGATCTGTCGAATCCCACTGGCCAACCTTCACCTCAGGGTCACCGAACGTCAGCAACCGGTCCACTCCGTAATTCTTTGCGGATTGTTCGAGGGGTTCACCTGTCTGTTCGTCGTACTCGACCTCAATCCCCGTTACCCACCGCTGTTTGAAGGAAGCGAACTCCATTGCGATGAGCATGTCCATAACTGACTTGTTCTGTGCGTTCTGTAGAGGGATAATTGGGACGAGCTCCGAAATCCCCCTCTTTTTACGGCCTCGATTCGGGAAGTGGAACATTGGAACTCGTTCATACGGGTTCTCAATGAAATCTATCCTCGTCCACGCTTCTTCTCTGCTGTTGAATGTCCGACTTGTACCTTTTTGCAGGTATTTTACGATGCCGAACTCGGTATAGATGTTCAGATACCAATGAGCCTCAACATCGTCCCACCACACCTTCGCTCCCCTGATAATCCGCTTCTGGTTGTTCGGATCGTACTGCACCACGCACTCGTTCGCGTACTGGGGCCAAATTTCTGCCTCCATGTCATCATTGGGCCAAACGATTGCGTATGCGTCCCCCATCATCAGCGATTCGTTATGGACCTCGTTCGCTCTTTCGTCCATGTTGTTCCGCTTCCAGATATCAAGTGCTGCTGCCCCTTGCGCATCCTCCTGCGTTACCTTCTTGCGCGGCTGCGCCTTTGGAGTGGGCACAGACGGACCAAGTGTTGCAGGACGAGGTGGCTGAGGCGTCGGCGTGTTCGATTCAACCTGCTCAATCTTCATCTCTGCTTCTGATGAGGTGAATCCGACAACCTCCAACCTGTCTGAAAGCGAATCCACCACGGTAGCGCACATGTTCTCCGCAAACTCCTTGAACACCTGACCGAACGTGTTCCTGAATTTCTCAGTGGCAAACGCCAAGGCATGATTGCCCATGTAATAGTTGTAGAAAAGAGAATACTTGGATTGACGCTGTGCTGACCCAAAGCAATGCAGCGCCCACTGGAGATCCGACTTTTCTGGCATCTCTACGCCGTCACCATAGTGTTCCTGCGCCTCGTAAAGTCCTCATAACCTGCAGCAAGAGCATCACAGATATCATCATGCGCAGAGAATGGGTAATGCGTGACTTCGTAGAAGAAATCCCTGTTCCACCTGCCTCTGACCACTTTGAACTCCCCTCGTTCAGCTGCACCTGCAGCCGTGTCGATTCGCAGTTCCTTTGGGCCTGTAGAGGGGACACCGCGGAAATTGTACCCCTTGAAGACCGTTCTTGACAACTGGAAAATGGCGATCTTCCCCTGAGACCCTGGTTCACGCTCTACTCGATTGCGCGTCTGATACCCATCCCTCAACGTTGTCGCCCGCATCGTCTTCAACAGCGGCCCTGGGTTCTCGCGCACTCTGACCATGTCCAGGATATAGATGTACCCATCACTCCCCTGACCCATCAGCAACCCTACACTCCAGTCTGGGTCCTCCCCTGCCTTCGGATCTGTCGCTGCGAGATCCCACCTCCGCACGACCCTGCGGAACTTCACATTCCGCGGAACAGACGACACGACCTCAAACCACTCCTTCTCAAACACGCCACCCTCAGATGGCGCAGGCCGCTGCTGATAAAGCGCCGACCACACGTTCCCATTCGACATGTGCGGCACCAACTTGTCGTATGGGAACCGCTCTGGAAACAACACTTCCCCCGGAGCGCGCCCTAACGGGTCCGGAATCGGGTAATCTTCATCTGGCGCCTCCGCAACCGCAGGCAACCTCACCCGCACGAACTTATCATCTAGATCCTCCCCAAGCGCCTCTTCCGCCAATACGCGACCGATCAGGTCATCCTCGTGCCAGCGCGTGCCAATCAGCAAAATCACCCCACCTGGCTCTAGACGCGTCCTAAACGTGGATTTATACCACTCCCACTGGTTCCTTCGCATTGTCTCTGATTGCGCATCCTTCATGTTCTTCACAGGATCGTCCACAATCAAGAGATCTGCACCTTTACCCGTCAACGCACCACCAACACCCGCCGTGAACATCCCACCCTTACGTCCCTTCAACGACCAGTTATCTGCAGCAGACGTCCTCGGGTTTACCTCAATCCCGAACCACTCCTTACCATGTGCCTCTGTCGTATCTCTCACCTTCCTGCCCCACGTCGCAGCAAAGTCAGCCTCATACGACGCAAGCATCACCCTGTTATCTGGGAACGTACCCAAGTACCACGCAGGCGCATAGTGAGAACACAACTCCGACTTCCCATGCCGCGGGGGCTCTTCAATCACGACCCCGATGTACCCCTCTTTGAGGAGATCACCAGCAAACAGAGACACCAAGATACTGTCAAGGTAATCCACATGCTTCGCGTGAATCCACCTTGACGGGTTCTCTCCCTCTCTAACTGTCCCCGTTTTCCAGTTGCACGCCACCGCCAGGCCCGATGGCGATGTCTGGGCTAGCGTGGCCCGCAATTCGTTTAGGGCAATCTCAGCCATTCATATGCCTGAGTGCATGGCAGTTAAGGCAGAGAACATCACACTTAGCAATCTCAGCCAGTATCTTTGCCATACCTCCTAGCCTACTCCCAATCTCAAACAGTTTTTCAGAAGGATCCCTGTGGTGGAAACACATCACCCTAGAAGGGTACTCAATACCACAATCCTCACATGGTCTAGCTTTTGCCTCGTTTATGACCTTGGTTAGTTTACTTTCGTATTTCTTGACTGCACTTCTCTGCACTTCTCTGCTTTTCCACACTCCACGGTTGTCTAACTGTCGAGTTGTACGCTCTCGGCATCTACAACCTCTCCTAGTTCTTTTGCAGCAGGACCTGCGATGCGTTTAAGAAGGTCCCGTGCGGCTTCTCTCGCGTCTGAGTCAATGAGCACCACCGTATTCAGTTGTGTTTTCGGTCCTGTGTCACCTGAGTGCTCGACCTTGTCCTTGCGCCCCCAGTTTTCAGGATCCGTGCGCTCAAGGTACCAAGCACTCGCCTGCCATGTCCCTGGCTGCTGCGACTGGCCCACTGTCACAATCGCATCGACTGCATCTGCACGCCTCTCTGCTTGCGCCACAAGAATGTCATTAGCAAGGCTTGCAAACTCCACGTACCTCTCAGGCTCTCGCCGACCTTTCCACAACCAGTCATGAATCGTGTCCTTCCCAAGGCCTGCAAGCAATCCTGCATCCGTGATCGAGTTGCCCTTCTTGATCAGGTTGACAATCGTCTTGTGCACCTTTGGAGAGTACTTCGTCAGACGCACTACAGGAGGCCCTGTTGGCGGAAGAGCTCTCTTCTGCACACTAGGTGCCTTCGTCACCTTCACCTGAATTTTCTTCTGTGCCATGCGCACGATGATACACACCCCTGTGTTCAGCGCAAGAAGGGGGAGGAGAGAGTGGGGTAAGCGCCCATAAGACGCCTACCCCTAGTCTCTACAACTTAGACAGTGATCTCGAACGAGTCGAGAAGATCTGCGTCCGGAGACGTGAAGACCTCGACCTGACAGGTACCCGAGTAACCGAGAGGAAACGTCAGGGCAGCAAATCCAGGATTGGACACAAGCTCTGTACCTGACTGGTCGTCACCAGATGATGTCTTGATGGAGACAGGACCTTCGTAGTCGCCCTTGTCGTACTCGACAACTACAGCCCATCGCTCTTTGTAGATTCCACCCATTACTTGCCTCCTGTTTTGTGAGGTTACTGACGTTGTGAGTATACACGCCCACAGAAAAGGCGCCAGATAGGTCTGTTACTCACAGTGGAGTCAGCACGTACCGAGCGCCAGTTCTGCAGAGGAAGCCAGGTGTCCCGAAGGAGGTGGAACTCCGCTCCTAGATCTCTTCAGGTGAAGGGTTTGCAAGCCATTAACCTTCACATGGCTCATATGTGCACCACAAGCCGTCGCTACTGAATCAACCTAATACGTACGTTAGCAAGGGTTCTAAACATCCGCAAC